GTTATTGGCATAAAAAAATATCCTTATTCTTGGGATTATGAGGTGTCAGAAAAAATCATCGGTGAAGATGAAGGTCCTTATTACTTTGGTGCAAACAGAAAGGTTTTGAGTCTTTTAACCTCAACAGATTCTAAGTATGCAAAAGAATGGAGAGATAAATGTTACAAGGAGGTGGCGTAATGGGAATACACGTTGATATTTATATACAAAGAGAACATCCAGACGACTTGTTTTACGGAGAAGATTGCACAAATGGTGGTGAGTCTTCTTACGTCAAAGGGTTTTGTGTGACCAATGTGGATGGACCTTTCAATCCTTGTGAAGATTATCCAGCAGCAAAATTGATTAAACAAGAATTTGGGTTTGGGTGTTCTTTAAAAATAGTACCTGAGTCAAAATTGGATATACATACCATGTTCGGTGGCAACTTTGCTTCTACTTCTGACTCAAGATTCGGCGACAAATGCAGAGAATTAATGGGTGAGGACATTGGCAATGTTTACGGGTTAGGTCCTGTACCAATACACGACAGAGTAGAATAAAAAAAAGGAGGTGAGTGATGTTTGATTACAAAAATATAGATATTGACACTTTTGAAGGTGGAATACCAAGAGGACACGACTTAACAGTTTACGAAAAAGGCACTGATCCTGCTGAAACGGGTTGTGTTTTGTATGGTTTTGATGAGGTTGGGTTATATGACCTCATGTATAAAAAACCACAATATTGTTTTTACTGTTTTGACGATAACTATAAATTAAAGGAGGGTGAATAATGTTTGAAGTAATTAGTTATGACGAGCATGGCAAAGAAGATAAAGCCATGGCAAAGAAACTTAAAGACGGATTTGCAAAAGTGTACGACAACATGTGCAAAGATTGTCTTGGGACTGGTAAGAGAAAGATCACTTTCGAGGATTGCTTTGGTAATCCAATGCCAGAGAAAACTGTTTATTTAAAATGCAACTGTAAGGAGGCAACATGAGCGCATTTTTAGTAACACCAGAGCATATCAGCGAAATAGTGAAGTATGCTAAAAAGAAAGATTTTAGTCACGCATACAACTGTTTCACTAAAGAGCATATTGACTGTGATCCTAAAAACATAGTCAAACTTTTAGCTCAAGCTAATATTGATAGCTTGGTCGCAAGATACGAAGAAGACCCTAAAGATTATGCCGATTTTGTGAATAAATGTTTAGATAGTTTTTCTACCATTGGTCATGCTGATCTAGGCAGTGGTGATATTTACAACATGTTGTGTTGTTGGAATTATCAATCATGCGAGGTTAATAACTGGTATGAAACCGATGCTTACTGGTTGCACGTTTATCTTAAAGATTGGGTTGCAAAAAAAATGGCTGACGGTGCCAAGATAGCTTGGGATTATGAAAAAAATAAGGAGAAATGATGAAAAAAAAGCTAAAAGTAAAAAGACTTAAAAGGCTCAATGCTCAAAATAAGATGTTCAAAAAGACAGGACATTGGAGTATTAGAAGTATGGCTAATGCAAGTCTTAAAGAATCACAAGCTAACGACACGCTAACAATCTAAATTGCCACATGATAAACTTATTGTGTGGCAGACGAATATCAATTAAAAAACTATCTTCTCTCTATGCAATCGCATTGGAGTATATCTCATAGTACCTATAACGCAGTACAAGAATCATTACCAATCATAGCTAAGTTCACTGGACAGGACGGTGTTGGTAAGATGCAGAAGACACCTATCAATAAACAGCTAAAGAAGATACACCCTGACATCTACAAGATACCTCTATTCAGAAGACAGTTTTGTAAGATGTTGCTTGACGAGATCAAGAGCATTAATTTTGAAACCAACGAAGACGAAGATGAACTTAGACAGATACCTGAAATCGTTTTAAAAGAAAAGGTGCCTGAGCTACATCGCAACATGTGGTTTATCGTTAGGACGATATTAAATCCTATCTTCTTTTCTATCTGGCAACGCAACTGTGGAGATATAGCTTCTGTCCAAATAGCTAATTACAATTTGAAAGACAAACAACAGGGCAACTGGCACCATGACGACTCTTCTGATATTAGTGTGGTGGTACCACTTAATACTGGTAAGTATCAAGGTGGTGGTACTGAGTTTCATAATTACGGTAAAGTCGATCCATTGCCTACAGGACACGCACTTATTTTTCCCAGCTTTACACAAATGCACCGAGGTCTGCCTGTAGAAATGGGAGACCGTTATTTGTTGGTCTTTTGGTTATACGATAGGAAACGAGTGCAGTGGTTTATAGAGAACGACTTACCATAGATCGGTTAACTCTACTACCTGTGTTCCTTTGACGTTATAAGGAAGATACTCACCAGATTTTTCTGCTTCTAGCAGTGCATGTAATGCTTGTTCGTTTTTAGCCTGTCCATACTTGATGGCTTCGTCTGACATTTCATACACAACGTAAGGATAAGGTTGTGCTTTTTCCTGTGCCAAAAAGGAAAAGCCTTCTATTGGTAAACCAACGGCACGACACGCATCAATGTATAAAGATGCTTGCATGTGGTAACGAAAGCTATTAATAGCCGTTTTAAAGCCCCTAGGAGACGCATCACGACACGTTTTTAAATCCCATACCCTCTTACCATCATACCAGTCTAAACGTGACTTAAATGGCTGTCCATGTAGCTGATAGCACAAAGTCAGCTCTGTCTTATCATTCTCTCCATCTGGTATTAAGTGCGCTATTGTCTCTCTGCGCTCCATACAGACATCGTAAAGCGTTTCTGGTATAGGGGTTAGGTTGCCTACCTGTTCTTTAAATTCAGCGTATGCTGCCTTACCATCTTTCGTTCTACGGTCTAATTTGGGCTCTATAATGAACTCTTTATCAAAATTGTGTAGCTCTAAAAATACTGTGTGTTGAACTCGACCTTCTAACAAAGCTGGTGATTCCTCAAAACCTTCTTTGTTTTTCCAGCTGTAAATACATTTATCTACATCTTTTAAATCAGACGCTCTGTACGCTGGTATCTCGTTGTAATCTTCAAATGGCATGTCTTCATACACACCTTCTTTAAATTCTTTCATTTATATCCTCTTTTAATAAGCACCAGAATAAATTTCTTTGCTCTCTTGTTCGTCAGGTTCTTCTGGAACATCCCAACAGTTTATATTGCCAGCCACGGTTCTACGCTCACCTTCACCAAAGAAAGGATAGACGCTGTGCTGTAGCCAAGAAGGAAACAGTAGTAGCTTTCCTACCTCTGGTCTAACTATTCTTGACTGTGAAGGTCTGAGACGCTCAGGGTCTAATATCTGATTCAATCCATAAACGAAGTTTAAGTAGCCGTTTACGGCTCCTGATGAATTGTATAAATCAGCGTTCTTACCTAACTCTGCTATCTGTGGTGGCACCATAGTCCATGTGGTGAATGAAATTCCCATCAGCGAAGATGTTGCATGGTCATGGATAGGATTAAAGTCACCTTCATAGCTATGCACTGACCAAAGATCATCTATATTAATGTGCTTGGGTTTAACATTAGCTCCCACCATTTTCACAAATTGCTGAATGTAATTCACTGCCAGCGTTTCGACCAATCTTACAAATGGTTTTAATTCTTCTGTTTTGTAGTCCATGAACAGTTGCTCGCCTTGGTTTATTTGACCAACCAAGTAATCGCCATGCGACTTTTTATTAACGTCTTTCTTTAATTTGTTTAGGTATTCGTTTAAAGAGTTAACCATCTGCTCAGTTAGCTGGTGCTCTAACATAAGGGCAGAAGGTAATGGGTAAACTGTGTACTTTATTCCTTCACTCAAGATTTTAGCTCCTTCTTTCGACTACTCAATGAACTTCTCTGCCTCTGTCATCAGGTCCTTTTCAAACTGTGTGTCTTGCCTTTGTATTTCTTCTATAAGCTTACTGATATACCACTGATGCTTCTTTAAATCTTCTATCTCTTTACCTTTGTATTTGAACCTATGCAAATACTTGATGGCTGCACCCTCCAGATAATATCTGTAGGCTTCACCTAGCTGTTGTTTGATGTAATCAATACACTCAACCTCACTGGATGTATAGTGAGGTGGTGCATTGACTAAATCTATTGAATCACTCATTTTTTCTTGTGTCCTATATCTTTAAACTTCCTTGGGCGACTCTTGGAGGTGTATAAGTGTGATGATAAACCGAGCCACCCTTGGAAATCAAAAGGGAATGTCGTCATTCTCCTTTTTATCGTTGGCTAAGTCAGCCAACCCTTCTCCCCCAGAAGAAGTTTCTTCTACGTCATCGTCACCTTTAGCAGCCAACAATTCAAAACTTTCTTCAATCAAAGTTTGTTGCCACTCAGGTAATGAGTCAAATACATCGCACATTTCTTTAGTTTCCTTTGATGTGTTGCCATTGAACTCATCGCAATAAATTTTAAGATCAAAAATGATTGGTTCATTTTGTGTAGCTGTCTTTTTAAAATCATCTGGTTTAAATATGGCTTTAATTCTTGCCCTTTCATTAACGTGCTCTACTTCTAAAGTAGCTGGAGCGCCTATCATCTTGTCTATTTCAAAACCCTCAAGCTCTTCCTTAGTAAAGGAAGTTCCACGCCACGTTACTAGGTCTTTGTACAAAGTAGCGTTCTCGTTCAAAGAAACCGTATAAGTTTTAGATATGCTCATGGGTCTACCGTCTGCCATTTTTTCTGAAGGTATTTCCCAAGACACATTTAATGTATGTCTTTTTTTCTTAGGATTGTCTTTGAACTGTTCCTCTCTTGTACCTTGGTCAACGATTTTATAACACACTGCTGTGTATTTACCTTCTGGTAATGGTTCAAAGTCGCCACCACTTGCTGTTATTTTTATACTCACAATATTTCCTCCATTTTTTGATTTGATTTAATTGTAAATTAGTGTAGGATTATACAGTTTTTTATAAATATAGCAATAGTGAGATACGACCTTGAAAATAAGCAGACCAAACACCAAAAACTTTGACCGACCTTTAACCTCAGATTACCAAGCACAATTTTTAAGTTTCATGCAAGAACAAGGCATGGAGCCTGACCCGAAAACAGGATTGGTGTTTGACGGAAGTATCGGAAGAGCTTACGTCAATCTTGGTGGTGAAAGAAAGCTGTCTGGTTGGTACCAGCTCTGGATAGAGCAAAGTGTCCCCTTTGGTCGAGTGGGAGACTATCGTATCTCCATGGACCAACCGACAGCGATCTGGAAACCAGAAAATAGGAAGCGCCAGACCATTACTAAAGCAGAACGTGAAGAGATAGAGCGTTTACAAAAAGAAGTAGAGATTAAAAAGGCTGCTAAATACAGTAAAGCTGCTAAACGTGCTCAAGGTATATGGGATGGTGCTGCGCCTTGTGAGCGTCATGCTTATTTAGAGCGCAAACAAGTATTGTCTTATGGTTTACGTCAAGACGAAAAAGGTTTGCTAATGATTCCATTGTTGGACATCAATCTATCGGTGGTAGGTCTACAATATATTAATGACGATGGCACCAAGCGTTTCCTCACTGGTTCTAAAAAAAGTGGTAGCTTTTTTATATTAGGTCAAGAGATACTCAAGTCGGCAGACACCATTTATTACGCAGAAGGTTACGCTACGGCTGCTTCTATACATAAAGACATGTCTTTACCTGTCTTTGTCGCTTTCGATGCTTACAACCTGTCTGCTGTAGCAGAAACCGTCTTTGAAACACTGAAAGACCGTAAGCATATTTTTATAGCAGACAACGATGACAGTCAAACGGGTGAAAAGGAAGCCGTTAAAGCCTGTAAATGGATCACTAAGAACAAAGGTGTGGCTGAGGTGCACATGCCTGAAACAAAAGGCGATTACAACGACCATAGGGTGGTCAGTGGCGAAGTATTGCCTGCCCTACAGAATATCGATGTCCCCACAGAAGTCGATTTTACAAAATCTGAGAAAGGACGTATGTTGAACATTAAAGACAATGTATTGGGAGTTATGAAGACGCACAGTATTGATTGCAATTACAACGTCATTAAGAAAAGAATGGAAATAGACATACCAAACACATCATTTATCGCTGACATGAAAGAAGAAGCAAGTTTGGTGGAAATAGAAGATCGCTGTATCAAGATGGGTGTCCCACATACTCGAGTTAGAGATTATTTGAAGGTTTTGGCTAATGAATACAATCCTGTGGTTGAATGGATAGACAGCGAGCCTTGGGACGGCGCTTCACGGCTACAGGACTTCCTAGATACGATCACTTCCAGCACACCCACAGCTCTGAAAGACATGTTGCTCAAGAAATGGTTAATTTCCTGTGTGGCAGCTGCTTATGAGCCCAAGGGTGTCGAATTAGAAGGCATATTAGTGTTCCAAGGTGCTCAAGGTTTAGGTAAAACGCTTTGGTTTAAAAGACTGTGCGATTACAACAAAGGATGGCTATTGGAAGGTGCAACGCTGAACCCAAGTGATAAGGACAGCGTGAAAAGGGCAGTCAGCCACTGGATAGTCGAACTCGGAGAGATTGAATCCACCTTTAAGAAGAGTGATATAGACCAATTAAAGGCATTTGTGACGGCGAAGACAGACGAATTGAGGCTACCCTATGATAGAGCCTTCACAACGTATCAACGGCGCACAGCGTTCTACGCTAGTGTTAACGCAAGAGAATTTCTTACTGATAGTTCTGGGAATCGAAGATTCTGGTGTATTTCAGTCACTGACATCAACGTGAATCACGGTATCGACATGCAACAACTGTGGGCTGAGGTAAAAGAGACTTTGTATGTACAAGGGCAGAAGAACTGGTTTTTAAGCCCCGATGAGCGTGAGCTGTTGCAAGATAGTAACGAAGGCTACCGTACCCAGTCCAGTGTCGAAGACTTGTTGCTGCAACACGTTAACTTTGGTAGCGAACACACAAAGCCTGTACAGATGACTAAGCTGTTGCGAGACTTAGGGATTGGAAATCCGAGGATGCCCGATTTTAAAGACGCAGCGAGGGTGCTCTTTGAGCGAGGGGTGGAACCCAGACGCTCCAATGGAAAGAAAGTCTACGATATAGATTACGACACGCCACAAGACGACATGCCAACCACTAACTACGGAGGGTTTGATTGATGAGTAAGGACAAACAAAAAGAGTTTTTTGCAAAGTGTGAAGATGAGTGGAATGGTATGCCAGAATTTGTACAAGAAGATTTAAGACCTTGGCATCAGGTTAATGTGCGATTCAGAAACCAAGAAGACTTTGACAAATTTAAAGTATTAATGGAACAGGAAATTACGCCAAAACAAAAAACTTTATGGTTTCCACACGCACCCTTTCGTAGAGCTGCTAAATACAAATACATTGATGATGAATCCTAGCTATCCGATCTATATAGTTTCTAAAGGAAGATGGGAAACAAGACACACAAGCAAGGCTTTAGAGCTTATGTCTGTTCCTTACCGTATTGTCGTTGAAGAACAGGAATACGATAACTATGCTTCTGTTATAGATTCAAAAAAGGTGTTGGTGTTGCCCAAGCACTACCTAAACGAATATGAAACTTGCGATGATCTTGGTGACAGTAAAAGCAAAGGACCGGGGGCTGCTAGAAACTTTGTATGGGATCATTCAGTAGAATTAGGTGCAAAACGTCATTGGGTTATGGATGACAACATCGCTTCTTTTAATAGATTGAATCGCAATTTGATGTGCAAAGTTACCAGTGGCACTATATTGAAAGCAGCTGAAGATTTCGTGGACCGATACGAAAATGTCTATCTGGCTGGACTCAACTACGATTTTTTTGCGAAAGCCAAAGAACCTCTGCCACCTTTTGTAAAAAACACACGCATCTACTCGGTGCTGCTAATAAAAAACGATATACCTTATCGTTGGCGAGGTCGTTATAACGAAGATACCGACTTATCGTTGAGAGTTCTGAAAGATGGGCACTGTACAGTGCAATTCAACGCTTTTTTGCAGGAAAAGAACACCACGCAAAAAGTTAAAGGTGGGAACACAGAAGAGTTCTATGCTAAAGAAGGCACATTGCCTAAGTCAGAAATGATTGCGAAGCTACACCCAGATGTGGCGAAGGTTGCGTGGCGTTTCAATAGATGGCATCACTACGTTAACTACAGACCTTTTAAAAATAACCGATTTATAAAAAAAGAAGGATTGGATATTCCCGTGGGGCATAATAATTATGGTATGAGGTTGGTGGAAGTATGAACAGAATTAAAGAATGGCTAACGGTGTGGATGTATATAACAATGCTGGGCTTGGGCTTGGTCATAGTCGCAGTCCTCATGCCATTTTTCGCAGCGCACAAAATGATGGTGGCAGCCAAAGATTGGTGGTTATTTAACAAAAAGGAGAAGAGATGAAGTGTTGGCATTGTAATACAAAATTAATATGGGGCGCAGACCACGACAGCGAAGATGAGGATTGGTCTATTGAAACTACCTTAAATTGTCCCAAGTGCGACTCAATGGTAAGGGTTTACTATCCACGAAGGGACGATGATTGATAAGACAGTGGCGAAGGAGGCGACTTTTGACGTAGGCATAGGGTTTGCGCTGTCCTTTCCTGTGGCGTTCACTGTGCTGACCTTCACAACAGCTGCTGACCTATCGGTGACGACAACGGCGATGGTGCAAACAGGTGTATTCACTTTCATTGCACTGTTACGAAAATACTACGTCAGGCTGTTTTTTAAGAAGAACGACAGGAAATAAGGGTAAAGTGCATGAAACAGGGTGAGGTAAAGGTTAAGGTACACTGTAAAGAAAACCAAGTAAATAAAGGGTTTTCTCTTATAGGTAGTGTTAGGTATATACTTATAATAATAATAAATATATATAGTAGTATAACGGTATAAATGGGCGTTTATAAGGGTTTAGTATTGGGTATAAATAAACTATCATACACTGCACACTGTACACTTTTGGTTTAAATGGGAGGACATAACAATGGATATGAAGAAAGCTGAAGAGAAATGGCGCAAGAGTTGCCCCGATGAGGTTCGTGGTCTTGTTAAAAGAAATAGCTTACCCAAGAGGTGGAGGATGAAGCTAGAAGCCCACAACAATAAAAAGAAAACAACGAGAGTCTTTGGTAGAATAAAACCAACAAAGTAAAACATGGCAAGACCAAAGAAAGAAAGACCTAAGCTAATCGATGCTCCTGCTCAATTTGAGAAGGACGAAGAGTTTGGTTTGACAGAGATGCAGACAGCTTTCGTGTGGTATTACACAGAAGGGTCGTGTAGTCAGACTGAAGCAGCTAGACGAGCTGGTTACGAATACCCAGCAGTAGCAGCTAACAAGATGCTAAACGGTAAAGACTTTCCTAGCGTTACCAAAGCCATACGAGTCAAGCAAGATGAGTTAGCTGAGAAGTATGCGATAACTCCAGCCAAGACTGGTACGATGTTGTGGAAGATCACCGAGACTGCATACGAGAGTGGACAGCTCAACGCAGCTGTGTCAGCCATTAAAGAGCTCAATCAATTAGCTGGTTTAAACATCAGTAGATCGCAAAGCGTTAACATAAATGCGAACTTAGATACGATGAGTAAGGACGACATCAAGGAGAGATTGTCCAAGCTATTAGGCGCAGATGTGGAGACTTATTCCGATAAAGATATGTAGTTGGAATAACTTAGCAAAGGGGCGCTCTTCGCCAAAACACATAAATATCCAGAAAAACTCACAAAATCCCAAAAACTCCAATGAAATCAATAGCTTAGAGCTATATTAACTTGTACATCTATTTATAACTATGTGCAATACTGTGAGCACAGCTGTCACAACGTAGCAGTAGGATTCCTTTAAGGTCGGGCTTTTTGCTGGAAAACGATTATTATTTGAGGGGCACCCCCCCTAAATTTTAAACTTATATAGAGTTATAGCTTTAACTAAGTTACACGCACTAAATCACCAAAAAAACTCATCGTACCACTTGTGTAAATAAGTATAAATATTGGGACTCTATTGGGGTTGGTGTTATACTCAGCGCATGGTCAACTCACGCAACAAAGGAGCTTCTTTTGAAAGAGAGGTCGTCAAAAATCTGAACGAATTTTTTTCACAAAATAATTTGGACGTAACTTGCAAGCGTAATTTAGACCAATATCAACAATCAGGCGAGTGTGATATACCAATTCCATTTCATGCTGTTGAGTGCAAACATTACAAAGAAGGTAATTGGCTTAAATCAGAGTGGTGGCGACAAGTTTGTGACTCGGCAAACGACAACGAAATTCCTGTGCTGGTTTTTAAATTCAATCGTATACCAGCCAGAGTGTGTATACCCCTTCATGCGATCAATACTGACTGGGAGGTAGACAACCAAAAAATAGCCGTGATTCCTTTTGATGAATGGTTGGATGTGCTAAAGTTAAATTGGAATATTTACGACCAAAAACAAAAAAATGGCTGGAATTAAAGAATTATTAAAACAACCTATGTTTAGCCCCACACTAGGAGCCAATCTACAGTCTGTTGAAAATCAAATATATAGCCAAAATCCCAACTTACAAGGAACAGTCGCACCAAACAATCTTGGTTTAACCAACAAACAAATACAAGATATTATTAATTTCGGTCAAGGACGTGGTTCAGAAGGAGATATGTTAAGAAACATATTTGCAGAAGATATTTTAGATTACAAAACAAGACTCGAAGATAAATATATTCCAGACATGCCCCAACAATTACAAGACATATACAATGTCTATAACCTAAACAAAGATAATGATTTCAAAGAAATGGGAAGAATGTTTTTAGTAGGGCAAGCTGGTCATTTACTTGATTTACCAGACCCAGTAATGCAAGAACTTATGCAAGATGGAGGCATTTCAGAAACAACAAAAGAAGTTTTTATTAATAAATTGAATGAATCACCTTTGCCCTTTAACATCCAAAGAATAGGCAAGGACAAATATAAACTATTTGAATTTAGCCAAGACAATAAATACTCTAATTTGAATCTTACTGCTGATGTTGATAAAGGTAGAGTGGGTGGTAGGCTTAATTATAGAGAGTCTATGCCTATAACCAACAATACTAATTTAAGATTGGGAGCTAACATAGACGATAGAGGCAGAGCTACTGGCGACTTAGGTTTGCGTTACCAACCAAACGAAACCACCTTTATAGATGCTGGAGCAAAATTCGATTCCAGTCGTGGTCCAGAGTACAAAATAGAGTTTGGCAAAAGATTTGCTAATGGTGGTGCTGTAATAGCTGATGAGGACGACACGGTAGCACAAATTATAGAACAACTATCCAAACACAACATAAAAGTTGTCGATTTTGATGAAGATGAAGATTCCATAAAGAATCGTCTATTTGCAATGGCTGGAGAACCTTCTCGTGGACACATAAATCCTAGCAGTTGGTTAAATCCTTCAGGAGAATTAACCATTTATGTGCCTAAATCAGCAAAAACTTCACCAGAAAATTACAAAAGATTCTTAATTGAAGAGGTTAAACACGCAGATCAGATAAGAGAAGCCCCACTTAAAACTGGCATTATGTCTCTTTTGGAAATAGGAAGAGAAAAACTCAGCACTATTCCTTATGATTTGTTAAAAAAATTACCAGATTTTTACACAGATGAAGAGATACAAGAATATTACAAAGACGTATTTGATCCTGATTGGGAAACTAAACGTGGACCTCACCCTAGCTGGAAGGAAAGAAGTGGTATAGCTCCATTATTTAGAGATATGCGTTATTCAAGATACCAAGACCCTCATTCAGTAGAAGGCATACACAGGAATGAAGAAAGATACCTTCCAGTTTTGGAAAAGTATGGTTTAGATAGTATAGATATTTTTACTCCACCAGTTCAAAGGAAATTTAAGGGTGATGTTAGTTTGATAAAATACGGTGAATCCTAACCACGGCATAACGGGAGCTAAAGTCACGCCAGCTGACGTAAAGCTGTTCATGGACTTCATCAAGGGCAAGCGTCCCAAAAAAGGAAAAATCGTGAAATCCACGAGGGCTGTGGAGAATAATAGTTACAGGGATGCAGACGTATACTTCATCGATTTTAAGCAAAAGAAACTTTATGAGGTGCTCAAGCGTATTGCCAATACCGTTAATGCTCATTTTAACTACAACATAGATGGTATAGAGAAAGCTCAGGTAATTAGGTATAAAGCTCCTTCTAATGGTTACGATTACCACATAGACCTAGGCAATGACGAAGAAGCATTGAAACGCAAGATAAGCGTGTCGTTGATATTGAACGAAGATTATGAAGGTGGAGAGCTCTGCTTTAGGTCTGGAGTAGAGGAGAAGTGTCTAAAAGGGACTTCTGGAGACGTTGTAGCCTTCAGTTCCTTCGTTCCACACAAAGTTAACCCAGTTACTAAAGGACAGCGCTACGTTGTTGTTGTCTGGTTTACTGGTCCGTGCTTTAAGTGATAAACTGCACAGATGTCTTGGGAAGAAGCACTAGAAAACGCAGCAAAAGCACAAGAACTTAAAGCTCAAATATACAAGGAAAGTGTCCCTAGTCCGGGTCAGATGAGTAACTTTGCTGGTATGTTAGTACCGGGAGCTGGTATTTTAGATGCAGCTGGCACATACCCAGCTCTTCCTTCCAGAGACCAACCCTACATAGAAGCCTTCTCTAATGAACCTTATCCATCTATGGATGAAAATTTAGCCAGAGGTGGCTGGGGTTACTTAGATGCTACCTTGCAAGGACTAGGTGTAGCTGGTGATGCGCTGTACGCAACCCAAGTTGGAGCGCCAGTTGGACTTTTAGTAAAAGGGTTAGGAAGTTTGGGTGCAGCCATGAGAACTGGCAGTAAAGCTGGTAAGGTACCAAAAACAGAAACAGGCATAGTATCTTTAGGCAAAGAACCTATGTTTACACCAGAAGATACTTTCAATCTGGCATACACACCTGATGGTTCCTATTCACCGGGCATCAAAGACTTAATTGAGAAAGCTCCTGTAAGCCTAAAAGGTCAAGGTATTACCCAGTGGGCAAACAAGAACCTTAAACCAAAGGAACTAGAAGTTCTTGGCATAGATGAATTTATCAAAGCCAATCCTAAAGCCACACTGAAAGAGACAGTAGAAGGTATTAGTGGCAATAAAGTAGTGGTTGGCAAAAAAGTTCTAAGTGGTGAAGGACAGGTAATGGATTTTGATATTACAACACCATTAGAAGACCCACTAGATGGTTCTAAAGTTTATCAGTTTGAGATAGACGACATTATGGATGAACTCGAAGGTATAGAAAACCACTTTGGTACACCAGAAAAAATAAAAGGTTACAGTTTTCAAGTTCATCAAGATTTAACTGATACTTATAATAATTTTTCTCACGAATATGGTGTTCCAGAAGTAAAATCTTTTGCTGACATACCTAAAGTTGACAATGAAGTTTATGAAGCTGCTTTGGATAGAGTTGCGAAAAACAGATACATGGATAATCCCTACGAACTCATACGACCAACAGGTGTTGGTGCAAGTAATAACACTTTTGCCTTTGGTAATGATGATGTTGGTTATCAACTATTTGTTGATGGTAAAAGAGTCACAGGCAATGACAACTTAGCTTACAGTCAAACAGAAGCCCAGATACAGCTCAGAGACAATATGGCAGATCAAGGTTATGACATGTTTAGGCTGTCAGCTGATGATTACGTCCCTGACTTTGACCACTATGGTGGTGGCACACAGTACAAACAGTTCATAGACAATAGTTTGCCCGGTGGTGATAACTACAGAGAAATTTTATACACCTATGAAAATGCACGAGAAACACACAACATAGGTCACTTTGGTGATGCAGTTGATGGTAATTACCTAGCCCATGCTTTGGTGAGAGATAGAAAGCTTGCTGATGGCACTGAGACACTACATGGTGATGAACTACAGTCAGACTTACATAGAGATGGTGCTAAGCATGGTTATAATTCATTAGAGAAAAGAAAAAGTATAGAAGAAGCCAGAAACATAGCAGAACAAAACATGTCAGATTCTTTCGACAACTTAAAACCTTTGTTAGATAAATACGCTTTGTCAGACTTGCCAGAAAGTATATCAGCTCCAAGCACAAGTCCTGTATCAGCTGACACATTAATTGATGATGTGAACAAAGCTTTTAGAGGCAAAGGTGTTTCAGCGTCTCAATGGGCTAATGAATTACCAAGAGATATTAACGAAGCTCTTATTAAATATGAAAATGCAGCAAGTGAAGTAGGAAAAACATTACACCAAGAATTCAACCTAGTTCCCAACTACCCATACAAAGACGACTACCATGAGATGTTGTTGAAAAAAATGTTACTGCAAGCTGTAGAAGAAGGTAAGCCAGCCATATCTGTTTCTGGTTCAGCTCCTATCAAAGCAAGGTATGAAACTGGCAATGATGCTGTAGATGAAAAAAACTTTCGTTTTTACGAAAACCTCTATGACAAAAAAATACCATCATACATGGAAAAGCTGGCTAAAAAGTATGGTGGTGAGTTTCAAAAGAATAGTAAGTTAGATTTTGAAGATACTTTTGGTGGTGGTAGATTTCCAGCAGTAGAAGATGAAGGCATAATGGCAGCTGTAGAAGCTCAAGGTGGAGAAAAACTCTATGAAGCCAACGTCATCAAAATCACAGAAGAGATGCGTAACAAAATTTTGCTAGAGGGCATACCTGACTTTGCTACAGGTGGCATAGTCAACAAAGGCATAGCAAGACTTAGAACAGCCAAACAATCCACAGAAGGTATCGTAGATTTAGGTCTATATTAAATAGAAATTCTGCCGTGTAGCTCATTATAGCCCCATATCATGGCTGTTACGCTAGTGCCTTCGCTATACCCCTCTTTACATTTAATACGCTCTATAGCACGTTCTTTGACCTCTTCAACAGGCAAATAGTCGTATTCCCATGGTGCTGAATCCCAACGAGCCACAATAACGCTCTTTTTGTCTATGATCTTAGAATAGACATCAAACTCTCCGTGTCGTCCTAAAAACTTACCCTCATCGTACTTTGTGTATCTAGGCTTCACCCCTGACCCCTATATTTTTTTACGCACCTGCGTTTGTGCTTATTCATCGTGGCAGTTCCAAGATTTTTTCGCCCTATGCTTGTTTTCTTCCCCCTAGAGCCACATTTAGGCTCATGCCGTAATAAAGTGTTTTGCGTAGCTTTTCTCATACGTTAGGAAACCATGTAACTACCAATTTAATGCTTTCCACCGAGTCAATCCAGTAAATTATGTAGGCATACACAATCATCCCAGATATGACTGAAATATATTTAATCATTCTTGCCCAATTATCTTGCATGTAATCCCTGTAATCTATGTACAGGTCGTAAATTCTGTCGTACAAATACAGGCTTTTAAGATGTTTCATTTTCTTTCTCCTTACCTGTAAATTCTAGGTAATCTTCATCAATTACCATTGATTCCTTTGGCAGCTTTATTTCATCACACGTTGAAGTTTCCATTGCAGTCGTAGGTCTTACTGCCATCTGATACATAGCTTGTGCCTTTGCTTCCTCTAAAGACTTAGCTTTAATTGTGTAATAACCTATGGCTTTTTTCTCTGCTCTAATAATATAAGTTTTCATTTCAGAGTCAGCTTCATTTCTCCACTCGTCTTTAAAATCTTCAATGTCTTTCATTTATCTTTTCCCATAATTTCTTTCTTTTTATCTTTAAAGTCGTTTATCAGCTGGTCGTAATGTCTGTTGCTTAAAGAACGTAAAGTAGCCACTGCTTGTTTATTGTCTGTGTAATACTTGTTTAAGCCTTTTTCGCTATCTATACGGTCCATAAAATTTGATAAAATAAAATATAAATCCTCAGCATCTGTCATATCAATTCCAACGCTTTTCTAGCCAGATCGTTCTGCTCAGACGCTAAACGACCCTTCTTCCAAACATTAATAACGTATTCAGCTTCAACCAACATATCTTTATTAGCTTCCAGATGCTGTTTCATTATCCTTCGTAAAGCGTCAGGACCTGTTACGTTGTAATTAGAATCAAATAATAAATCTAAAGTATTAATATAGCCTTCCATTGTTAATGCAACCTTGTAGTTGGCAGTTTAGCTCCTTCCTGTAATTCTATCCACTTTGCTATAGCGCCCCGTGGCATCTCGTTCATATTCGCATAACCTATAAAAGTGCCTTCCTTCTCACACTCCTCTTTAAATTTAAGCGCTTCCATCTTTTCAGTATATGCCTTAACCAGAGAAACATAATCATAACCATATTTCTTCACATACGTTACACAATGCTTGTTTCTGTAATAATCAATTAAATCATCCCATGGCGTTTCCATTATTTATCTCCTTTTATATTATGAAATATGAAATCCTTTTCTTCCTGTGTGCCGAAGTGCCAAATGCCTTTTAGTATTCTACTAAGTAGCATGTTAGGAATCGAACAAGGTTTTTCATCAGGCGTTCCTACGTTCATTAATTGTAAGTGGCATATCTGACCTATGGTCTTACCATCGTTCTTCCACATATCTAACGCTTGCCTTGCTATATCCTTGAAAATACTATTTTTAAACTTTTTCTTGCACTGATTAACGGGCACTTTGTTTTCTTTCAAAGCAATGCCCAATATGTCTAAATCATCGTACTTGTAACTAACAAACTCTTTGTAATCCACATAACCGTCTTTGTCAGTCTCCAGTGGTGCTTCATTCTTCGGTTGGTTTTTCGACTTCTTTCTCCTACCAGCCGATATACCTTCATTTGGATTAATGCCACTAGCAACTAAATCTATATTCTTTCTAGCCTTTCTTCTAGCCGACTGCACACTCATTTCATCTGTGCTACCTAACATCACCCTTAAAGTTCCTTTGATAAAATCTTGCTTGTTGTGGATGCTGTAATACTTCTTTTTGTTTTTTGATAGGAACCTAATAGCCAAAACTGATTCCGTGCTGTCGTAGTAATAAGTATTCACTTTGTCTTTTAAAGCTTTTACGCTGTCATCTGTAAAACGAAAAGTTCGTTTAGTTGCATTAGTTCTGCTCGTATCGCCAACAGCTCTTGGCTTTTTTACTGTGACTGGCTTTTCTACTTCAGCCGTGACGACTGGCTCTATAGAGTGGTCAAAATTAGTGATCCTTGCGTTGTGCAACTCTAAAGCAGCTGTAGCTTGTTCGTACTCTAATTGCTTCTGCCTAACGATTGCCTGTAACTCGAACCTATGACCAACTAAAAAATCCTTCGTGGTCTTAATATAGTGGTCTAAGTGATTAAGCACACACTCTTCAGGAGAGATGTTGTATTCTTGCTCCACTTCTTTGAGCATTGCACCTAGTCTTTTGTTTAATTGTAGTTTTATTGTTTCCATAATTTATTATTTTTTGGCTCGCCTATTTTTAGCAAGCTGGTTATTTCTATCTTTTATCCTTCGGTTTTCTTTATCAACCTCAGTCATAAATTCATCAAGCACAGCCTCTTTGTCCTCAGCGCTAAGTTTGGTGTGTATGACCACATCATTTTTCTTAGCTAACCAATTTTGATGCCATTGCTTCTCTTGGTTTTTCCAACTCCACTCTATGCGACCATATTTTTCAGAACTGAATCCAAACACTAATGGGTTGGTAAATTTTTCATGCCACTTCATTAGTTTTTCTCCTTCATCAAATCTCTAACAAACTTTCTCCAACCATTACAGTAAGTGGCTACATAAAAATCATCATTACCTTTGAAATCGTGGTCTGTTTCCCATACTTCTTGTCCAAGTTCATTACATTCTTCAACTAATATCTCTCTTGTAAACCTAGCATCACGAGTAAAATCATGTTTTGCTCCTGTTGAAATTTGCGATTTTGTTCCACTGATAGTGGTAACAGTTTTGAAATTCTGTGGTTTTTTACCCTTTTTATATCTTAGTATTTCGTGACATACTGCTTCTAAAGATTCGGTATGGCATATAGATACTTCTGTAAATCCTCCACCCTTATTCGGTTCTATTGTTGTTAAATGATATTGATATTTCATTAGCTTTGCCCCTTCATTTTTTTTGGTTTTTTTTCCATTGTTTCCAATAAGTCGGGTGATCTTTAAATAATTCTTTTGCTGCGTCTGTGAGGTCTACCTCTCCACCAAACCTTTCTCTAAGATCGTGCCACCAAATCACATCCAAAAAATGTATCTCCTCACCTTTTGAGTAAACTCTGCTTACCTTCCTGTTGCATTTATCACAGTGAACCCTGTCTTTTTGCAACCTAGAACCACAGCAAGCAGTGAACTCGTAGCTGTTAGCTACATACACCTCAGTAGGCTGATCTTCCCTTTTTATTTTTTTGTATGCCATATTTTCTCCATTAAATCATAGTTTACAAACTATTGCAAATCTTTGTAATTATTTACTTCTCCTTATAAACTTTTATCTTCTTTTTCCTCCTTCTTTATTGTTAATCATCGTAAATAACCAGTTCTAAATCTTTGATCTCGATTGGGTACCATTTTTCAACCAAAGCCTCGTAAACTTTAAGGTCTTGTTCGCAGTATTTGATGTACTTAGAAGGCTCACCATAAATTGGAGTTCCTTTTTTTTCTCTACCCCATCCATTAGCTAATCCTTCAAAAACTTTTTCGCCTTCTGCTTCCATTTTTTCGTACCTAGCCTTGGCTTTTTTAAGTCTTACAATTTCTTCTTTAACTAAGTCACATGAAAGCTCTAGTGGAAGAGCATGTCTACCCATGCAACTGCCATTTCTCCAACCATCAACCGTATATCCGTGGTCAGCAATTTTGAAGCTATCTATGTTAAGTTTGTGTCTTTTCCTACAAAGCTGGCAGTGACCCCAGTATTTAGCAGATTTTTCAGTTCTAACACCTTCAGTCTTTATTTTCTTTGGCTTGGCTATGATTTCTGCTTCCTTGAAAAACGCTCTAAGCTCTACTAGGTTTTTAATTGGAATCCACACATTACCAAAAGTTGTAAAAAACTCAGAGTGTTTGGCTTCTCTTACATTGTGAAGGTCCCAAGGTGTATCATCACTAGGGTTAGCATTTTTAAAATCTTGATACTCAGGGCTCATATACCTGTAGTCTGTGCCTAGCTCTTCTTTTACTTTAGCTCTGTAACAATCTTGAGCATAACCATTAAGAGTGCCATAAGCTCTGTTCAACTGGTCCATAGCATTTTTTTTTGCTGACTTAGTGTAAAACTGACCATTATAAATGGCTTCAGCCCTTTTAACTCTTTCTCCGTACTCTTCCCAATGTGGTGAAATTTTAGTCATTACGCCTTCTCCTCATATATATCTTCATATTCAAAGTTTATCTCTAAAGATTTTGAGACCTTTTCATAAAGGTCTGAAAGAACGTGCCTTCTAGTAGTAGACGTTTCATTATCAAACTCTCTTTTTAAAAGATTTTCAAGAGTGTGTTTTTCCATCAAGCTGATGTGTCCTGCCTTGCTCACATCTTTATTTATTAAAGCAGGTTTGTAATTGAAGTTTGTCATTTTTCCTCCTTCTTTATTGTTGTTTATCATATCCACATATACATTATACATATATTTATAAATATGTACAACTTTTTACACATGTTTTTTTTATTTATTTTAGTCCTATTTTTGGACCCAAAAAAAAGGGCAATCTTTCGACTGCCCTCCTTTTTATAACAGTGGTAAATTAGCTACCTATGAAAACTGAAAAGTGCTTCAGCAGGTGCTCTAGCGTCACTCACATTTACCTCGATTTCGCCAACTGCCATACTCAGCTTTAGAAGTGCACCTTATCATTCGTTTAAAGTCTTTCCTCGATAAAGTTCCTAGCGTAATCTTCTGGAGTGTAGTCAATGCTCAACCCTCCAAAATTTGATAACACTATCTCGATGAACTCAGTGGCATCTGCAACCAGAGCTTCAAAAAGCTCTTCATAAGAAGCAGTCTCCATGTCTAGCGCATTGTAGTTTTCTAGGTTGTGGTTAAAGAAAAGATCACTTGAGTAAGGATCAACGTAAGTCTTATCTTCATCTTTTATTGGTTTTACTATAGTTACCATTTTTATTTTCCTTGTTTAGTTAATGAAGTTGGCATAATAAACTAATTACAAATAATTGCAACTATTAATAAGTGTTAATTTATTTTAATAAAAATGTATACAACGACACGCATTTAGTCTATACTGTATTTGTGATGATAAATAAGGAAGGAATAAAAGCATGAAAGACTACCAAAGACAAAGACTGTATAACTGGGAGAACGCAGAACCTTGGATGGTAAAGAAAAGCGATCTTACAGAATCAGAGGTGCTTTACATTGTTAAAGAGTTAGACAAAATATTTAGAAAAAATTGGGAAATTAAAGAAACCAAAGTCCAGTTTTCCAACGGCAGAGGAATGAGCTGGGCAAACAAGTCTAAGATGAAATTAAAAAGAGATTGGGCATTGACTTGGGGTGTGGTCTTGCACGAATATGCACACGTTATAACTGACGACAAACACGGACCTGAGTTTGTTGCAACCTTTTGTGGCTTAATCAATCGTTACCACCCAGACAAACCTTGCTTAAAAGAAATGGCAAAAACTCTAGGTGAATATGGATTGGACTTTAAATCGCTTAAAACTTTAGAAGATAGAGTGGCAATATCCAAACAACCTGACATCGACATATCTAAAGCGCCGATAGTAAAATCAAAATCAAGAGCTTTAACTCCAGAACAAAAAAGAAATAATAAGTTTAGAGCCAAGACTAAAGAATTATTAAAAGCTTGGGAAAGAAAAAGATGGGTATTAGGTGTTGATAGTGACCTTCACAAATTTGAATTTGATATTGAAAGAGTATATGACCCTCATTGGGGATTAGAGCTTTATGTCAGAAAAACGGGTTGGATATATGATGACAAAATTACAGAGGGATTTGAATGGGAGTTGGAAGATACTTACGATAATTGGAAAGACGCTTATTACTGGTTGGCAAGCAATGTTGTTGAAGTGTGGGAACTCTTCTTTACCAGCCCACCCAACGTGATGGGTGAAGACAAACCAACAGAAAGAAAAAGAGTAAAAAAATCTGGTCAAAGCCAAGAAGCTAAAGACAAAAAAGTTTATTACAACAGAGCCAGAAGGAGATTGGTCAAACATGGCTTTGAAATAATCTACGAAGGTGCGCACAAGAACTACAGGTCGGTTACGTTTAAAAACAACGAAACTCTGTTTGTGCAAGAAGCACAAGACAGTGCACCACTTAACATAGATTGGAAGAAAGTTTGCACAACCCTAGAAAATCTAGGCTATAAGGATGCAATTAGATGATGTTTCACGTGAAACATTTGCAAAATATTATAAATTTTTATACCATAAGGAGCAAATATGATTACACCCAATAAACAAATAAATAACATCTACGGTTATGTTCGAGTGTCTACGACAGAACAAGCCATTAATGGTATTTCAATCGACACGCAAAAAGATTTGATTAACGAATTTTGCATGACCAAGTTTAATCGCCCAGTTGACGAGTTTTTCGTTGATGCTGGCGTGTCTGGAACCATACCTATTAATGAGCGTGAAGAATCAAGAAGATTGACAGACACCATAGACGAACACGACATTGTTATATCGACACGCTTAGACAGATTATCAAGATCGTCTGGCGATCTTTTAAAGACCATACCGATCTTTGAAGAGACTGGTGTTATCTACTATCTGTGTGAGCAATTTGGCGATATGCCAATTTCTTATCCAAAGAAAAAGAATAAAGCCAGCTTGCAGAGCAAGTTTGACATGAACGAGATGGTCAACAAGATTATGGTTATGGTCTTATCGGCAGTGGCTGAAATAGAACACGGCTCTACTGTTGATAAACTAAAAGAAGGTAAATTGGCTTGGGCACCTAAAGGCTATTCGATAGGTGGCACAGCTCCTTTTGGTTACGATAAGGAAGAAGAAAAGATCAAAACAGGCAAAAGAGTTAAGCGCAGAATGAAGTTGGTAGAGAATGAAGAAGAGCAAAAGGTCTTACAGTTTATCTATAAATTGAGGAAAAAGGGCTTAGGCGCAAGAAGAATATCCAAACAGATAGTGGCTCATTTTCCAGAATACGACATCTTTCCTTACTGGAAAGTACGCAACATACTAGCCAGAAAAGCACAAGGCTTGCATAACGCTAGTTAATCCTAAAATTTTAGTTATAATGAAATTATGGCTAAACTACCAACAGGTTATCCTATAACAACTGGTGCCTTTTTGCTTGGGGATCAAGGTTCTAGGGTTGAACCATATTATGATTTTGTCAGAGACATAACTGGTGACAGGCGCTCAACAGATGATGAAGATATTTTTGCTCCAGATAGAGATTTATTGGATAAAGTTGTTGAATCATACGAAGAAAACATACCCCTGCCAGACAAAATATTAGCTGGATTCACAATACCGGGCATTGGTATGGATTTAGCAGCAGCTGGAAAGTACGGCAGAGAAGGCGTTAGAGATATAAAATCTGGATTACAAAGCTTAGGTAGTGGTTTTAGTATGCACAAAGCCCCTAGTCAATTAAAGTCTGGTGTGAAAAATTTAGGCATAGCCACACTAGCTGGCGTAGGAGCAATACCAGTTGTTGGCGATATAGTGAAGCGAGCAGGCACACCTCTAATAAAAGGCTTGCAAGAATCTTCCGAAATAGTACCAATATTATCAATAATCAAGAAGTCTGATAATGTAAACCCGAAAAGAGTAAAACAAGCAAAAGATTTATTAGAAGCCTCATCAAATAATTTTGTATACAAAGGCGTAGAGCAACAAAGAAGACAGCCCATAGAGGTTTTAGATAATGGTGATGGCACTTTTACTCAACTGGGTGGCTCTTCTACATTACAAGCCTTAGAAGAATCTGGCGCAACCCATATTCCCATAAAGCGCTTTCCAACCCGAGAGGCTTATCTCGAAAATGAGCCTATCAGAAAAGCTGCAAAAGAAAATAAAAGAGCAGAAGATGCGAAAACACTACAACCTAAAGTAAACGATCCAACATTTGAAGGACCTGTAAGAGAATTTGGCTCTAAAATGGAAAAAGAGTTTGATAAGACTTTTAATTTACACCAAGAGGGTCTTAAAACTGTAGATGATTTGTTTGAAACGGCACAAAGAGCCAACTCTCAATTCCAGAAAGAAATAAAAGAAATTGCTGATGGCTTTAATTTAAAAAGCACCTCAGCCCCCGGCGAACCTATTACTGATCCTACCGTTTTCAAATTTCTTGACAAAATTGATGGTCTTGCTGTTGACATAAGAACAGGTCATTATCCCGGCACCGTTAAGCTGCCCAGTAGCATCCTTAGAAAGTCTAAAGCTAAATACAACGGCGATCCTTCACAAATAACTGATAGCATGAGAACCAGAATTATAGCTGAAACCCCTGAAGAAGCTGATGCACTAGCCAAAGCAATATCATCTAAATGGGCAGCTAAAGATTCAGGCAATCAAATAAACATGTTTGGTTACATAGATCGCAAACTTAATATTCAATACATTGATGATGCTGGAAATAAGATAATAGCAGAAATAAGCATAGTGCCTAGAGCTATGGATGATGCAGCTCAAAAAGCACATCCACTATATGAAGCTTACCGTGGACAAATAGCCCTTTATGGCACTTCTGATGTAGATTTATTCCCTTACGCAGCACAACAAAGAGCAAAAGTATTGCTTGAGAGACAAAATCAAATTTTTGGCGAAGCTAAACAACATATTCATCCAAGCTGGCTAGGAGAAGACCTTGTTCAAAAATTTGCTTACGGAGGTGCTGTTTATGCCAATCGAGGCAGCTCAGGAAGTGTGTCACCTATGACACCAAACTTCTTTTCAAACTCTGATTTATCAATGTTAGCTCCATCAATGGTGATGTCTGCGTATTGTTCACCTGAAGCAACTCGCCAAGAGTCTTCATCTAAAGGCAAAAAGAAAGCTGCTGATACATTGGCTTCTTCGGAACCAGCTATGACTGCTGGCAAACTTTCCCAAGAAAAATATAAGATTTCTAATTCCATGTCAGACAGTATAACAAAAAGATTCGTAGATTCACCAACTGAAGGGGGTCGCAAGGAAATTTTATGACTACAAAAGAAGAAGTGGAATATTGTTTAGTTAAAATAGATTCTGTTTTAGCTTATGATTTTATTACCACCCCAGTAAAAGAGTCTTTAACTGACATAAAAACACACTTAGAAAGTGTAAAAGCAAGCCTATAAAGCATGTCTGTCGGATGGGGTAGGTCTACATGGGGTTCTGGTCCTTGGGGGGAACCAGCCTCTATTCCTGTAAATGTTAACGTAGCTGGTGTTGCAATCACCAGTGGTATTGGGTCACTAAGCGTTGTAGCTGGTGCAGTTGTTACTGTAACGGGTGTTGCTATAACATCAGGCTTAGGCGCTTTGAGTGTTGATGCTGAAGCCAATGTTACACCAGCCACTCAAGTAATAAATAGTGGATTGGGTGCTCCCAGTGTCGATGCAGAAGCTAATGTCAGCGTAACAGGCAGAGCGATAACATCTGGATTGGGCAGTGCCACAGTCGATGCAGAAGCTAATGTCAGTGTTACTGGACAAGCCATTACCAGTGGTTTGGGTACTGCTACTGTAGATGCAGAAGCTAATGTTAGTGTTACAGGAGTAGCAACTACATCTGGACTGGGTACTGTTACTGTTTATCACAATGTTATAGTTGAGGTTACAGGACAGGCAATAACCTCTTCCATAGGTGCAGTTTCAACTACTGCTGATGCCAATGCAATCCTGACTGGAGTAGCCATTACATCAACAACAGGTTATGTGTTAGTATGGAGTTTAATAGACGAAACACAGACAGCTGGGTATGAAACTATAAATGAATCGCAAACACCAAGTTATTCTGGTATTGATGAGTCACAAACAGCAGACTGGACAGAGGTTGCATAATTGTGATTTCTGATATAATTTGAACAGTATTAGGAGAAATATGAATGGCAAGTACATACGTTAATGATTTAAGACTCAACGAAATGGCGACAGGTGATGCGTCAGGAACTTGGGGTACGACCACAAACACAAACTTAGAATTAATAGCAGAAGCGTTTAGTTATGGCACAGAAGCTATAACAACCAACGCTGATACGCATACTACTACTATTGCAGACGGAGCAACTGATCCCGGTAGATCAATGTTTCTTAAATACACAGGTGCATTGGATTCTGCCTGTACTGTAACTATTGGACCAAACACAGTATCTAAACTATGGTTTATAGAAAACGCTACTACAGGTTCGCAAAACTTAGTTATAAGTCAAGGCACAGGTGCAAATATAACAATACCTGCTGGCGATACTAAAATTATTTATTCTGATGGTGCTGGTTCTGGTGGTGCTATGGTAGATGCACTAGCTAGTATTTCTGCTGTAGATTTAAAAGTACAAGACGATTTGACAGTTACAGATGATGCTTCAATAGGTGGAGACTTAACACTTACAGGTAACGGTGATTTTAACGGAGACTTAGACGTAGATGGAACTACAGAAACAGACGCATTAACTATTAATGGCTCGGCAGTAAACTACAAAGCGTTTGGTACTTCTTCAATTATGCTTGGCGATAATGCTACAGGAACTATTGATGCTGCTAATTATAATGTTGGATTAGGTGTTGATGTTTTTGCAGCTTTAACTTCTGGTGATGGGAACATAGCTATTGGTTTTGCAGCATTAGATGCTAACACCACAGCAAGTTATAACGTAGGTATAGGACATAATGCTCTTGGAGCAACCACAACTGGTCAGCAAAATATTGCAGTTGGAGCAAATTCACTTGATGCAAATACGACTGGTGGAGACAATGTCGCAGTAGGAACAGGTGCTTTAGGAGCAAATACCACAGCCTCAAATAACGCAGCAGTTGGACATTTGTCTTTAACAGCAAACACTACAGGTCATTCAAATACAGCAGTAGGTTCTTTATCACTTGATGCTAATACTACTGGAATTAGAAATACTGCCGTTGGTTTTGAAGCTTTAAGTGCAAATACTGATGGCACACAAAACACAGGAGTTGGTAAAGGTGCTTTACTTGTAAATACCACAGGTATTGAAAATACAGGGGTTGGTTCAAGTGCTCTTGACGCTAACACCACTGGTTCATATAACACAGCAATGGGACAGGGTGCTTTAGATGCTAATACAACAGCAGATAGCAACACTGCTTTCGGACACGATGCTTTAAAAGCAAATACCACAGGAACTCTTAACGTGGCAGTTGGTAAAGATGCTTTGTTAGCAAATACAACAGCTAATTCAAACACGGCAGTTGGCAATATAGCACTTGCTGCAAACACTACAGGAGCAGCGAATACGGCAGTGGGAAGAAATGCTCTTGGTGCAAATACGACTGCTTCAAATAACGTGGCAGTTGGGCATGGTGCTTTGGAATCTAATACGACAGGTGCTTCAAACACAGGAATTGGTTATCAAGCTTTAGATGCGAATACTACAGGTGGTGCCAATGTTGGTCTTGGTTATGGAGCTCTTGGAGCAAATACAACAGCTTCAAATAACGTTGCTGTGGGCGTAAATGCTATGGAGGCAAACACCACAGGCACACAAAACGTAGCCGTAGGTCAAGCAGCTTTAGACGAATCTAGCACAGCAAGTTATAACACAGCAGTTGGTTATAGAGCCATGTCTGCAACTACAACTGGACAAGAAAACGTTGCATTTGGAACAGACGCAATGTTAGCAAATACTACTGGTGCTAGAAACACAGTTTTAGGTGGCTATGCTTTAAGCGTTAATACAACAGGAGGAAACAACGTAGCGATTGGTTATTCTGCTATGTTAGCAAACACTACAGCATCAGAAAATGTTGGTATCGGTGTTTATTGTTTAGACGCTAACACTACTGGGGGAAATAATTGTGGAGTTGGATATAATGTTTTAGGTGCTAACACCACAGGTTCTCAGAACACGGCTGTAGGACATACTGCATTAGATTCTAATACTACAGCATCCAATAATACAGCAATGGGATATGGTGCTTTAGGAGTAAACACTACAGGTTCTGAAAATGTAGCAGTTGGAAGAAATTGTCTTGATGCAAATACCACAGGGCAAGACAATACTGCTATTGGTAATTCAGCGTTAGGAGGCAACACCACAGCTTCAAACAACACAGCCGTTGGTTCTGCTGCTTTGTTATTATGTACTACAGGAGCAGGTAATACTGCTATAGGAATTAATGCAGGTGGGTCAGTAACTACAGGTGGTAATCATTTCTTTATTGGGCATGGGGCAGGTATGACTTCTGGACCGGGAGGTACGCCGGGTGGTGCTATAACAACAGGTAATAACGAGGGTGTGATTGGAAATGGTGATACAAGTAAAATTAATACGCAAGTATCTATAACAGTAGCATCTGATGAAAGAGATAAAACAGACTTTCAAGCTTTAACAGCAGGTTTAGATTTTGTAAACGCATTGAAACCTTATACTTACTATTGGGATAAACGAGCCAAGTATGTTGACTGGGAAACTAATCCTGATACAGACCTAAATTCTGTAACCAATGATGGAACGCACAAAGAAGACTGGATGGATTTAGGTTTTAAAGCACAAGATGTAGTTGCTTTAGAAGATTCAATAAATCATAAAATATCTAATAAAACTAATTTAGTTACCAGTCTATCAGGTGATGGAAAACAATACGCTTTACAATACGAAAAGTTTGTACCAATTCTAGTTAAAGCTTTGCAAGAAGCTGACGATAAAATAGATGCGTTGACTACTAGAGTCACGACATTAGAAGGATAAGGAGTAAAAAATGGCAGTAAGCAAAAAATTAGTAAAAACCATACCTTATGTCAAATCCAGTAAAGTGGAAGAATGGCATTTGGATATGCAATACGAAAACGACAGCGAAGGCGATGCGACTTATTACAAAACTGTATTCAGGCACACAGCCGTAGCAGCCGATGGTGATTTTACCAAAGCAGCAAAAGGTTCGTTTAGTAACGCTGACTTAGTAGCGTTGTGTCCTGTATCGCATTGGGATGTAGTATTCGCTAGTCAGGTGGATTCAGTTATTACGAATCCAACTACTGAACCAGTACCTGACGAGTCATTTGCAGTACCTAGTTAATGGCTGAAGTAACAGTACATAATATGCCTAGTGTCTTTGTTATGGAGACACAGATGCCAGAGAGTATGGTGAATGACTTAAATGATTATCTTGACGAATACGTTGAAGATAAAAACAAGAAGTCATTAGCTGATACTTTAGTTGGGCAAATAGCACAAGGCGAACAATTATTAATGGATAACGCTGACCCAAGATTAAAAGAATACACAGACTTTGTTTGTGGATTAGGAGCAGACTATATTAATTTCTTTTCTCAAAATACTGGAGCAACGTTAAAAGCACCTAAAGCAGTAGCTGTAGATGAAACTTGGTCAGTACACAGTTACGAAGGAGACTATAATCCTATACACGATCACGGTACTAAAACCATAATGGGTATATCCACTACTGGCTGGACTAAAGTACCACAACAAATACTAGATCAACCTGTAGCTGGATCACCTAACTATTCTTTATACAATACGTCAGGTGATTGCGATGGTTATATAGCATTTCAATATGGGTTGAATCAATTAATGGACACAGATAGATTGAGACCACCTCAATCTTTTGTTATGCAACCAGAGGTAGGGAAGTTGTTGGTTTTCCCTTCATGGTTGCAACACATGGTATATCCTTTTAAGGGAGAAGGTGAAAGAAGAACGGTTGCCTCTAACCTTAATTGTTGGGATGTGCCTCAAGAACCAACACAAGAAGAAGGAGAATAATATGTTAGATACAATATTTACAATCATTCAATTAGCGCCTTGGGTTATCTCAGGAGCTTCTTTAATTTGTGCTTTAACCCCAACACCAAAAGACGATCAAATAATAGGTAAAATCTATAAGTTAATTGATTGGTGTGCAATCAATGTTGGAAAGGCTAAGGAGAAGTAACATGAGTTGGCTACCAAAAACGTATAAAGACACCATTAAAAAATTCTGGCAAAACGTCAGGGGTGTTGAAGAAAAAACAGTTAGAGCTAGAACAAAAAAAGGAAGGTATGTAGCTGATGATCCATCTACTCCTGATGTAGATGAAGCTTATACTACAGTAGAAGTCAAAAAGAAAAAAAAGTGACTGTCAAAGACGCTTTACATAGAATCGAAACACATGAAAGAGAGTGTAAAATACGTTATGAGCATATTGAAAAGCGTCTGGAAGAAGGTAGTGAAAAATTTAAGCGAATCGAAGTTATGTTGTGGGGGTTATATGGAGTCATAGCTATGTCTATGGGACTTTCTCAGTATTTGAATTAAAAAAATATAGATAGTGACAGGAGGTTGCGAATGAGTGACGACAGAGCTAGTGGTAGATTTGGTGGTGATATGGACCGAAATGAGGTCGAAATTGACTTGTCCAAATTTATGGAATTGTTGCAAGAACAATCAGCATTAAAAGATCGTATTAGAGAATTAGAAGACGAGACCAACAGAAACCCTCATCAAAAATGGATTCATTTAGCACAAGCAGTTGATTCTTGGAGAATATTTCCAAGAGCCTTTTTAACTGTGTACATCTTTTTACTTTACTATACTGTCATGTGGTTTATGGAATTGCCTGAACCAAGTTTTGAGCAATCTGGTTTGATTTCTATAGTTGTTGGTGCTGGAGCTGCGTGGTTTGGATTATATGCAGGAACCACAGGTTCATCTAAGAGCTTCAAAGGAGAAAAGGATAAATAATGTATAAAAAATGCTATTTATTGATGCTTGGTTTAACCCTTTTTGTTGCCAATGTTTACGCTGATGCACCTGACCAAACTGGAACTGGTTGTGCTAATGGCACACAGTATTGTGAAAATAATAATTTGAATACCACAAATTCCACGACAACAAATAACACAAATAATAATACCAATAGCAACACCAATGTTTCAACTAATACCAATTCCAATACCAATGTTTCAACTAATACCAACACTTCAACCTCTACGGCTACTAATTCCAATACCAACGTAAATACTTCTACGGCAAATAATACCAACGTTAACACTACGACAGCGACTTCAACTGCTACAACCAATAATACCAACGTAAATAATAACGTTAATACTTCTACTTCAACATCTGATTCCACAGTAACTTCAACAGTAGATCAAACTGTTACTAACAATACGACAACTAATAATACCAATATATCTAGTTCAACTAGCAATAACACAAATGTAAATAAAAATGAAAGCAAGTCTGAATCAAACGTACAAACAAACAACGTAAATCAAAACAATAACAACACAGTTTCAGAAAACACAAATAGGAATATTAATCAAAGCAATTCAACACAAACGATTAAACAAGAAATAGAAACTAAAGCTCCTCCTGCTTCTGCGATAGCTCCTTCTATTATGAGCTATAGTCAAGACCTCTGTACTGTAGGTAGATCAGGAGCATTTCAAGGACAAGTATTTGGTATTTCTGGAGGCAGAACAGTTACTGATGAAAACTGTGAAAGACTTAAACTAAGCAAATACATATATGATATGGGCATGAAAGTAGCTGCTGTATCTATACTTTGCCAAGACACTAGAGTATTTCAAGCAATGGAAATGGCTGGCACTCCATGTCCTTACATGGGAAAAATAGGTAAAGAAGCAACAGAAGGGTGGGCAACCAATCCCTCACAAAGACCTGATGCCAAAGAATACAAAGCTAATTGGATAGCTAACTGTAAAAAAGGTTTAAACCCTAACGACACGGGGTATAACAAAGATGTTGTAAGTGGTGTAAGAAAGGTTTTTACTAAGAAGAAAAAATCTACTAAACAGTGCAAGAAAGAATGGAACAATGCCTCATAGAAAAGATAAAGGTCTTATTTGGTGTTTTTCTGCAAGTTTAATTTTATCAGCGATTTTTTCATTAGGCGTTAATAGCCTTAAAGCTGAATATATTTATGAAGCCAATCAACCTTTATATCATTTACAAACAAACGCTAATAATTTTGAAGGAGAATTAGCTTATTCAATTTCTGACGATGGCGTTTCTCCTGTTGTAGATTTATCTTTTAATTTTACTTTCTATGGAGAAACTTTTAGCCAAGCCAGAATAGCAACTAATGGTTGTTTGCATTTTAAAACCACAGGTTCATACTGTAATGACTACACACCAGACCCATTAACAGGACAGCACACCTATACACTATATCCCTTTTGGACGGACTTAATTAGAGATAACAACTCAAGAATAAAATCTTGGGGAGATTCTTCTAAGATGATATTTGGTTGGTATGATTTAAGAGAATACAACAGAAGCAATACAGACAATAGTTTTGAGGTAATACTTTGGTCAAATAATACGTTTGAATACAGATATGGCGCTTTAAACGTAATTAACCATGACGTATTAATTGGTGAAATAGGTAGTGGGACCTCAGAAAGCTATACTTATTTGTACCATGATGAATGTAGCACAGGCACAACCAATTCTAGTTCATGTGTAAACACTAATTGGAATAACACTTCATTTAATACATTGTTAGAAAATGGTGGTTCTTTATATGGAGTAGGAACAGGCAATTCTATAGACTGTAGCGACCCTTTGAACGATGAATCTTGTTCAGGGTATGCAGCAGCTTATCTAACTCAACAATGTAATCTGGATTCGCTGTATAGTCAGTCCTGTCCTTACTATTGGGAGGCTTATGATGACCAACAGTGTGACGAAGACCCACAATACGCACCTTTTTGTGCTGGTTATACCCAAGAAGCATCAGTAGCTTATTTTGTAGAAGATAACTTTGATTATGGTTATCAGGATGATATGCAGGGTGGAAACTTTAGTTTTGATGATAACTTTGGGTATGAAGAAGATGTTTTTTCTTACATAGAAGGGTTTGATTTTGAACAAAATGAAGAAGTATTAGTTTTTGAATATGAAGATGTTTTTATTGAATTTGATTTTGAAGAAACTTTTGCTGGAGACTTTGATCCATTACCAGATTTTAACGTAATAAATGATGTTTATGAAATCCAATTATTTGAAGAGCCTGAGTTTCTGTTATCTTATGATGAACTTGAAAGAAACGATGTAATTACAATTAACCCAAGTGAAGAATTAATAGAAGAATTTATATTACAAGAAACTGTTTTAGTAGAGGATTTTGAACAAATTAATACCTTTATAGATTTTGAAACTATAGAAGAACTTGATGAATGGTTTGAAGAAGAAATTAGAGAAGAAATAGCAGAAGAAAGAACAGAAGAAGAGGCTGAAGAAGAACTTTATGCTGAAGAAGAAGTTTTTGAAGAAGAGGTAGTAGAAGAAGTATTTGAAGATATAGAAGAACAGTTTGTAGAAGAAAGAGTTGCTATAGAAGAAAGAGAAGAAGAGGTAATTGAAGAAGAATTAGAGTTAGTTGCAGAAGAAACAACATCAAGAAGTGGAATAACATCAACCATGTTAAATGTTGTAAACCAATCTATAAGGACAGCAACTAATAGCAATTCTTCTAGTGGTTCTTCTAGTGGTTATTCAAGTGGAAGTAATAGTGGTGGAAATGTAAACAGTAGTGCTGTTAATTCTTCTGTAACAGGTGGTGGAATTAGTACAAGCAGCTCACCAAGCATGTCTGACCAAATAGTTTCAGCAAATGTTCAAACAAATACGATTCTTTCTTTAAGCCAAGATACTAGCAGCATGTCTGGTGGCAGCTCACAAACAGTTAGTAATGTATCTACAGTTATAACACCTATGCCAACATTTGATACTAACCCACAAGTAGTTATGGCAGATGTTCAGGTACAAAATATGCAAGGTGAAATAGACACAGCAGTATCAGGAGTTATGACAGCAAGCGAAGCAGATCAAATTGCAGATGAAATTATTGCTAATAACATTAAAGAGCAACAAGAACAGGCAGAAACAGAACAAGCAGAAACTGGACAATACGCAGACCAATCAACATTAGTGGCTTATTTGGGCTATGTTCAGGGCTTTGATGCGTACAGAGAAGTCAACATACCTCAAGCAGACGCTTGGTATGAAGATAAAACTATTTATGATAATATTGGTATTAGTGACAATATAAATGCTTTTTATACCCTTGCTAGTGACAATATAAATATGATAAATAAGATAATAGGACAACAACCAAATTTGTAGGAGAATGATATGGATTGGTTTCAAAATAAAACAACTCAATTAATAGCTTTAGTATCGATTGTAGGTACTTTGGCTGGTTTTGGTTATACAGGAGCTACTTACGTTAATCGTTTAGAAAATCTTGAAGCTAAAATAGGTGGTTTAGGTGAGACAGAAGATGCTCAACAGGCTATAGAAGAACGTTTTGCTAGTATAGAAACTCAAGTTCAATATTTAGAAAAAGAAATAAATAGTATAGAAATACCTGATAATAGCGATACTCAAGCATCTGTAGCTGCTTTAACAAGTGATGTAGAAAGAATCTGGATTGAATTAGATAAGTTAGAAGACAGTAAAAATCCTTTAGCTAATTAATTATGAAAATAGGTCTAATAATGGGTGGTTTATTATTAGCCACAATCGCTGGTTCAGCTTATTGGATAGACAGATTACAAGACAATATTGGCACATTAAAAGGCAATCAAATAATTCTTGAAACTAAAATACAAGAACAAAACGAAGCTATTGAAAATCATCTTAATAAACAGAAACAAACACAAAATCAATTAATTGCTTTAGAAAAAGAAAAGCAAGAAGCAATGCGTGATGTAAATAAATTAAGAAAAACATTTGCTTCACATGATTTGGATGAACTAACACTAGAAAAACCAGAGCTTATGGAAGGCAAAATTAACAGAGCTTCAAAACGAGTTTTAGAAAAATTAGAAGAATTAACAGACCCAAACCAATTTGATGAAAAAGATAGCAATAATAGTTAGTTTTATACTAATAGCATCTGGTTGTTCCTTGATACCAGCTAAAGCCAAGCCTGTTTCAGTGACTACAATAGCTGAAAGACCCCCTATGTATCATCCACCACTGCCAATGGAAGTACAAATGGACCCTGTTGAATGGGAAATAATGACTCCAGAAAGAATGGAAGAATATCTAACTAATCTTGAAAAGGGCGAAGCACCAAGAAGGGCTTATTACACTTTATCTAGCAAAGAATACGAACATTTAAGCATGGATATGGCAGACATTACTAGGTACATAAAAGAAATATTAGGTATTGTTAAATTTTACAGAGATTATGATAATGACGAAGAAAAAAAAGATGAGTAATTCACCAGACGAGTTTGTTTATAGAGCAACGCTGGATAGAATTATAGACGGAGATACTTTTGACTGCGTTTTAGACCTAGGTTTTGATGTAAAATTACACAAACAAAGGGTAAGGTTAGCTGGCATCGACACTCCAGAAAGCCGTACTAGAAATTTAGCTGAAAAAGCTCTTGGACTAAAGGCAAAAGAAAGACTTAAAGAACTTTGTGTAGGTACGTTCAAGGTTAAATCACTTGGTAAAGGTAAATATGGCAGGATTCTTGGTATACCTTATACAGAAGATGGAGAGGATATTTGTCAAAAACTTATATCTGAAGGACATGCTGTTAAGTATGAAGGTGGCACTAAAACAAAAATATGGGGAAAATAAAATGGAAATATCGCAGGAAGGACTGGCACTAATTAAATATTTTGAAGGTTGTGAGCTTGAGGCATACAAATGTCCAGCTGGTGTGTGGACTATAGGTTACGGACACACAAAAGATGTCAAAGAAGGTGACAGAATTAATAAAGATGAAGCAAATCATTTGTTAGAAGAAGAAATGATAGAGTATGAAAGTTATGTAAATGACATGGTTGAAGTTGACCTTAATCAAAGTCAATTCGACTCTTTGTGTGCATGGATTTATAATTTAGGACCAACAAATTTTGCTAATTCAACGCTCCGAAAAGTCTTAAATGAAGGAAAATATGATGAAGTTCCACAACAAATCAAAAGATGGAATAAAGCTGGTGGTGAAGTATTGACTGGTTTAATAAGACGTAGAGAAGCAGAAGCATTACTTTTTCAAGGTAAAGAATGGCATGAGGTATAAATCAATGAAATGCCTTATACTTAGCTTATGTGCTACTCCATTAGCACTAGGGCTAGGTAGTACCAATGTATGTCACTATCAAGCTACCTAGCCTGCTTTTAAAGGTATGAAAAACGTATCTATAAAAGATTTTGATATTTTGTCTGAGCAAGACAAAACAGAGGCTATAGCCCTATTAAACCGTTATGAGCAAATAGATAAGCAGTCTAATTGTCATGTAGATTTCTTGTCTTTTGTTAAACACATGTGGGGCGACACTTTTATTGAAGGTCGTCATCATAAGATTATCGCTGATAAATTCAATCGTATAGCACAAGGCAAACTAAAAAGACTAATTGTTTGCTTACCCCCTAGACACTCTAAATCAGAATTTGCTTCAACCTTCTTTCCAGCTTGGATGATGGGCTTAAACGGTTCTTTAAAGATAATACAATGTACACACACAGCCGAACTAGCTGTCAGGTTCGGTAGAAAAGTAAGAAACCTTATTGATAGTGAAGATTTTAAGTTTATTTTTCCTAATTTAAAATTACAAGCAGACAATAAAAGTGCTGGTAGGTGGACAACAAACGAAGAAGGTGAGTCTTTCTACGCTGGTGTAGGTGGAGCTATTACGGGTCGTGGTGCTGATTTATTGATTATTGACGATCCTCATTCTGAGCAGGACGCTCTTTCTCCTAAAGCATTAGAATCAGCTTATGAGTGGTATACATCAGGTCCTAGGCAGAGGTTACAGCCGGGAGGCACCATAGTCATAGTAATGACTCGTTGGAGCACGAAAGATTTGGTTGGTAAAGTATTGAAGAAGCAGGGTGAAGAGAACGCAGACCAATGGGAAGTGATTGAGTTTCCAGCAATTATGCCAGAAACAGACAAACCATTGTGGGGCGAGTTTTGGAAAAAAGAAGAATTACTTAGCGTTAAAGCATCACTTCCAGTAGCTAAATGGAACTCACAATGGATGCAAGACCCTACAGCTGAAGAAGGTTCAATCGTAAAAAGAGAATGGTGGAGAAAGTGGGCTGGAGAAAATGTGCCAGAATATGATTATGTTATACAAAGTTATGATACTGCGTTTTCTAAGAAAGATACTGCTGACTATTCTGCAATAACAACTTGGGCTATTTTTATAGATGAAGAGAACGACATGCCCAATATAATCCTATTAGACGCAAAAAGGGTTAGGGTGGACTTTCCTGAGCTAAAACGATTAGCTTTTGATGAGTACAAGTATTGGGAGCCAGACTGTGTATTAATAGAAGCTAAAGCATCAGGAACGCCTCTTACACAGGAATTAAGGCGTATGGGAATACCAGTAACTGCTTATTCCCCAAGCAGAGGACAAGACAAAATTGCCAGAATGAATAGTGTTGCGCCAATCTTTGAATCTGGAATGGTTTGGATGCCAGAAGAAACTTTTGCAGAAGAAGTGGTTGAAGAGATGGCTAGTTTCCCTTATGGTGATAACGATGACTATTGCGATAGTGCCACGATGGCTTTAATGCGTTTTAGACAGGGTGGTTTTTTGTCATTAAAAGAAGACTATCAAGATGAGGTAAAATTACTAAAAAGAGACAGGACGGTTTATTATTAATGCGTATTTGGGTAACTTCTTTTGTATGGGATGGCATAGAATATGTGGGACCTAGCATTTATGCTAAAACAAAAGAAACTGCATTAGCAGTAGCTGAGTCAGAAGGATTAGTGCTTGAAGGAGAGCTTGTTGGATATGTGCCAATAGAAGATTTGGACGAACCACAAGGGACAACTGATAAAATAATGTTACACTAGGGTTTGATATGGCAATAGAAAGAGTATTAGGAACAGAAAACGATCCAGATATAGTAGATTTAGACACATCTGTTGAGGTTATACCAGAACAATCAAGACAAGATCAAATAAGAGAAGCTGCTAATATTTTGGTGCAAGATGAACAAGTCTTCACTGAAGAAGAATTAATGCAAGAACCAGAACAAGTGCAAGATTCTTTTTTTGATAACTTAGCTGAATTTGTAGAAGAAGACGAATTAAACAAACTGGCTTCTAACTTGATAGATTCTATAAAAAACGACTTAGAATCGAGAAGCGAGTGGGAAAAGACCTATAAAGACGGTCTCCAATATCTAGGCATGAAGTTTGATGAAAGTCGTTCACAGCCGTTTCAAGGCTCTAGTGGTGTTATTCACCCTATTTTGGCAGAAGCCGTTACCCAGTTCCAAGGTCAGGCATATAAGGAGCTACTACCAACTAAAGGACCTGTAAAAACTCAGATAATCGGTCAAAGAACGGCAGAAACAGAATCGCAAGCAGAAAGGGTGCAAGAGTTTATGAACTATTACATATTGAATGTAATGGAAGATTATGACCCAGAACTAGACCAAATGCTTTTCTATTTACCTTTAGCTGGTTCAGCCTTTAAGAAAATTTACTTTGATTTTGTGTTAAATAGAGCTGTATCTAAATTTATACCACCAGAAGATTTAATCGTACCTTACGAAGCTCCTGACATATCTACAGCTGAAAGAGTGACACACGTTATTAGCATGTCTAGGAATGAGGTTAAAAAACAACAATTATCTGGTTTTTACGCAAACGTAGAAATTCCAGAAGAATCTTATGAAGATCGTGACGATGTAACTGAAGAAATAGACGAAATTCAAGGAATATCACCGAGTTATACAGAAGATCGCAACCGTACTATATATGAAGTACACACAATACTTGATTTACAAGGCTATGAAGACTTGGATGCAGAGGGCGTTCCAACTGGCTTGAAGCTACCATACATAGTAACCATAGATAAACAATCAAGCACAGTTTTATCCATTAGGCGTAATTTTAACCCTCAAGACGTTTCTAAAAATAAGATTAACTATTTTGTGCAATATAAGTTTTTACCGGGATTAGGTTTTTACGGCTTAGGCTTGTCGCACATGATAGGGGGTCTTTCTAAGGCAACAACCTCTATTTTAAGACAGCTTATTGATGCTGGTACTTTAGCTAATTTACCAGCTGGCTTTAAAGCTAGAGGTATGCGTATAAGAGATGAAGCCGATCCATTGCAACCCGGTGAATTTAGAGATATAGATACTACAGGTGGGTCATTGAGAGAAAACTTAATACCATTACCAATTAAAGAGCCAAGCAACGTGTTAATGCAACTTTTAGCCATATTGGTTGACTCAGGGAAGCGTTTTGCAGCCATATCAGACATGAATGTTGGTGATATGAACCAAGCGATGCCAGTAGGAACTACAGTGGCGTTATTAGAGCGTGGCACTAAAGTTATGAGCGCTATACATAAGCGTCTACATTATGCACAAAGGTTAGAATTTAATCTTTTAGCTAAAGTGTTTGCAGACTACCTACCTCCTACTTACGACTATGAAACTGGTTCAGGTCCTAGAGATATTAAGCTGAGTGATTTTGATGAGCGTGTCGATATTATTCCTGTATCTGACCCTAACATATTTTCTCAGAGCCAAAGAATAACTATGGCACAAGAGCTTCTACAAATGGTTCAATCTAACCCACAGGTGCATGGACCAACTGGTATATATGAAGCCTACAGCAGAATGTACAGTGCATTAGGGGTTGATAATATTGAGTCTTTATTACAACCTCCACCAGACATGACCCCAAAACCTGTAGATGCAGGCTTAGAAAATAGTGGTTTATTGTTAGGACAACCAGCTCAAGCATTTGAACAACAGAACCATGAAGCACACATAGAAGCGCATCAAAGTTTATTTTTAACGAAGGTTGTAAAAGAGAATCCACAAATACAATCTTTAATAATAAGTCATGTTATGCAACATATTCAGTTTTTTGCTAGTCAGTTGGCACAAGAGCAAATGCCTCCTGAATTGCAACAAAGAATAGCTGCTTTACAAGCACAAATGCAACAGGTTACTCCAGAACAGGCGCAACAAATACAGCAAGAGCTACAGATGATGATGGATCAAATGAGCTCACCTATATTGGCTGAACTAACCAATCAATTCTTATCTTCAATAGGACAATCAGATGAGACTGATCCTTTGGTTGCAATAAGACAACAAGAATTAGCCTTAAAAGACAAAGAACTTGATATAGATGCAGAACAGTTTGAATTAAAACAACAAGCTATGTCTGACAATGCTATGCTTGATGCACAATTACAACAAAGACGTTTAGATGTACAAAAGACCATAGCTGATGATAAACTTCAAGTAGCTTTAGACAGATTACAACAACAGGCTGAATTTAAGCTGATGGAGTTAGAATTAAAAATGAGAGGAAATTGATATGACCACATCTTATATAAAAGAAGCAATACAAAAGTTGCGAGAAGAAAAAAAACTGGCTAGACAGGCTGAGATAAAAGAAGCAGAAGCTAAAGCTCTTGAAGAAGAGAAAAGAAAAAAAGCTTCTGACAAAAGAATAGCAGCGAAACAAGCTATCATTGACGCTGGTGGTGTTGTGCCAAATCCAGAGCCAGTCGCTAGTGAAGTAAATGAGGTTGAGGTTGAGGTTGTGGAAGAAAAACCAAAAGTCAAAAAGAAGAAATCAACCAAAACAGCCACTAAAAAAAGGGGCAGACCTAAAGGTTCTAAAAACAAAAAATAGGAGACAATTATGCCTAAAGTTGGTGGAAAACATTACGAATACAGCCCAAAGGGTATTGCCATGGCAAAAAAAGCTGCTAAGAAAAAAGGAGTTAAAGTGCAATATAAATCTATTGGTGGTGAAATTAAAGTTGTTAAATGTCGTGGTGGTGGGGCTGCTAAACAAGGTTTAGAGTTTAAGATGAAATCATAATGGACTCTATAGATTTTGCAGAAAAGCTAGGAAAAGAGCTTAAAAAAAAGGAAGACCAAGTTGCAGAAACTTATATGTCAGGAGCTCTAAAAGATATAGAGCACCATAAATACTTGCAAGGACAATTAGAAGCTATATACTTTATACAAGATTTTATAAAAAATTACTTTAAGGTAGACAATGAGTGAGCTTGAAATAGCAAAAAATTCAAAGGATCAGGTCGATTTATCTTCTGCGTATGTAAGTCCAGAAGAGGTTGTACTAGACCCTACAAAGTTAGATGCTAGTGCTTTAGATCGTATGCCTCAACCAACAGGTTGGAAAATCTTAGTGCTCCCTTATCGTGGTAAGGGCGTTACGAAAGGTGGAATTGTCTTAACAAAAGAAGCAGTTGATAAAGAATCGCTGGCGACAGTGGTTGCTTATGTGGTTAAAAAAGGACCACTTTGTTATGGTGATGAAGCAAAATATGGAGCTCCTTGGTGCGAAGAAAAGCAGTGGGTACTTATTGGAAGGTACGCTGGAGCTAGGTTTAAATTAGATGACGGGGCAGAAGTTAGAATCATTAATGACGATGAAGTTATAGGTACAATTTCTAATCCAGATGATATAGTGAGTTTATAATGAGTGAAAATCAAACAGAAATGGCTGAAGAGCAAGAATTAGATATACAGGTAGTCGAAGATGTCGAAAATGTCGAAGAAAAGCCTGCTGAAAGCGAGGTTCAATCTGATGACGAATTGGATAAATATACTAAAAGCGTTTCTAAAAGAATTAACAAACTAAATGCGAGAACTAGAGAAGCTGAAGAAAAAGCAGCTATGTTAGAGCAAAGTTTAGCTCAAAAAGAGCAAGAGGCTGCTCTTTACAAAAATGACTGGCACCAGACTAGGAACCAGCTTATGCAGGCAGAAGAGAGCTCATTAGAAATAAAAGAACAACAAGCTGATGAACTTTATAAAAGAGCCGTTGAGTCTGGTGATGCTGAATTGATGTCAAAAGCAGATACGCTTAAAAGTGACCTTTCTATACAGAAAGAGAAAATCAGATTAGCAAAAAATAGAAGGGATGCTGAACAGTCACAGGTTACACAACAGCCAGTATATCAGCAACAAGCAGTACAACAAGAAGTTAAACCCTCAGAGGAAGCCTTAGATTGGGCTAGTAACAATAAATGGTATGGGGATTCTTCTAACGACACGAACAAAGAAGCAACACAGTTTGCTTATTTCACACACTTTAATCTCGTTAATGAAGGTTACGAGCCTGATTCTGACGATTATTATAGTGAGCTAAACACAAGAGTTTTTAAAGTTTACCCTGATTTGGGTACTTCAAAAAAAGCCGAAGAAAATGATGAAAGACCCCCTGTGCAAAGAGTCGCATCAGCTTCCGTAGGAAGTAGGCAAAAAACACAAGGCAAAAATAACGGCGTGACTTTTTCAAAGTCTGAGTTAGATCGCCTACGAGGGCTAAAACCTTACAACATGTCTGAAGAAGATTGGTTGAAAAGAGTAGCTAAAGAGAAACAAAAAATTTCACAAAGAGAGGCAAGATAATGGCAGATAAAGATATAGATACAGCTAGACACACTCGTGATTCCGAGACACACGATAAAGAAGCTCGTAGAACACCATGGAGACCAGTTAAGAAGCTGGAGACACCTGAACCACCTGAAGGTTATGTCTACAGATGGATTAGGGAGTCTTTCTTAGGTCAAGAAGATGCAAATAACGTAAGTTATAGACTTCGTGAAGGTTGGGAGCTTGTACAAGGTTCTGAACTTCCAGATGGTTGGCAACTTCCTACTATAGAAAAAGGCAGATTAGCTGGTGTTGTACATAATGAGGGACTTATTTTAGCAAAAATGCCCATAGAGACTGTTGAAGAGCGTAGAAGGTATTATGAGGACACAACTCGTAAAGCTAACGAAGCGTTAGATAACACAATGTTTAACGATAGCGCACAAGACAACCGATATGTTAAGTATGATTCTAAAAGAGAAACTCAAGTTACTTTTGGAAAAAAGTAATTTAATTAAACAGGAAAACAAAAATGGCTAATAAAGATTCAGCATTTGGCTTAAAACCTGTTCGTATGATGAGTGGAGCACCCTATTCTGGAGGACAATCCAGATATAGAATAGCTAGTGGGGCAACTACACCTATATACCAAGGCGACTTAGTTACACAACTAACAGCTGGCGTACTAGGTAGACATGCTGCTACTGGAACTGTTCCTATCGTGGGTGTGTTTAATGGCGTAAGCTATACTAACTCTGAAGGCGAACAAGTTTTTAAAAACTATTATCCGGGCAGTATTACTGCTTCTGATATTATCGCAAATGTAATAGATGATCCTAACGTAGTCTTTGAAGTACAAGCAGACGACACTTTTCCAGTCGCCGATCTGTTTGGAAACTTTGACATTGTTGATGGTTCACCTGTTGGCGATACGAGCTCTGGACAATCTAATACTGAGCTAGATGTAACTACTGGCGCTACGACAGCTACGTTACCACTCAAAGCATTAGATATATCACAGGACCCCGATAACTCAGACGTAGCTTCAGCTAACACCAATGTCATGTGTGTGATTCAAAACCACATTATGGGACAAAAGGGTGCTGGACTAGCATAAGGTAGGTAAACATGGCAATTTCAAGAGCACAATTAGCTGCCGAATTAGAACCGGGATTAAACAGTTTATTTGGAATGGAGTACGATCAGTACGACAAAGAATATTCTGAAATCTTCTCAATCGAAGACTCATCAAAAGCCTTTGAAGAAGAAGTATTAATCGTTGGGTTTGGTTCTGCACCAACTAAGTCTGAAGGTCAAGGTGTTGTTTTTGACAACGCTACTGAAAGTTACACTGCAAGATATACGCATGACACGATTGCGTTGGCTTTTGCACTAACTGAAGAAGCAGTTGAAGATAACCTTTATGATTCTTTAGGAAAGAGATATACAAAAGCACTAGCACGTTCTATGGCTAACACCAAAGAAGTGAAAGGAGCTAATGTACTTAATAACGCTTTCTCTACCAGTTTCACTGGTGGCGATGGAAAACCTTTAATCGCAACAGACCACCCTCTTTCTGGTGGTGGTACAGCTGCGAATAGAGCTACTTCTATGGCTGACCTTAATGAAACTTCATTAGAGGATGCGCTTATTGACATATCTACATTTACAGACGATAGAGGTCTGACAATATCCGTTAACGCATCGAAACTTGTGGTTCCACCACAACTTACTTTTGTTGCTGACAGAATATTGAACAGCACTCAGCGTTCAGGAACGGCAGATAACGACATTAACGCTATCAAAAACACAGGGGTGTTACCCGGTGGCTATACTGTCAATCATTATCTGACTGACCCAGACGCTTTCTTCTTACTGACATCTGTTACAGATCAAGGTGAGGGACTGAAAATGTTTCAAAGAACAGGTATGGAAACAAACATGGAACCTGATTTCTCTACTGGTAACATACGTTACAAGGCAAGAGAAAGATACAGCTTCGGTTTTTCAAACTGGAGAGGTGTTTACGGTTCTCAGGGAGCTTAATGAACGAATAGAAATACCGTTTATAACTCAAGTATTTCAAAGAAAGGGCAACTTCGGTTGCCTTTTTTTTTGGTCTAAATTTATTGAAATAATATGTATAAAAAGTTGTACATTTTTATAAATATATGTATAATGGACATGTGGAGATGATAAATAACAATAAAAAGGAGAAAAAATGAAAAGAAAATATAGAGAGTACAAAGGCATAAAAATTGAGTGTCAAATGACACCAAAGGGTTTTGACAGTGACTACTATAATGTTATGTATGTTTACAGATTGAATGGTGGTTTAAACGTCAGCCATAAACTTAAAGATGCCAAAGCTAGAATTGACAGATTTGTGGAGAAGGCGTAATGAGTAAATTTGCAATTACTTTCCGTCCTTGCGAGGTATGTGAGAATCCGTATGTTGAATACGTTAATGGTGAAACTTGTGGTTGTGAAGTTTGCCATGAAGGTTACATGAATCAAGAATAGGAGAAAAAAGTGAAAAATTTACTTAAAGAAATCAAGGAAGCTAAGAAAGAAGCTAAAAACAAAACTCTTAAATACGCTAAATGTGCTTTTGGTCAAGGCTGGGAAATTATACAAAGAGATAATTCGGGCAGAGAAGAAGAGCTAGCGTCTTTTGAAAGTGGCGAGCCTATTACTCTTAAAGCAATTAAGGAAGTAACAGATTCCAATAGAACCTTAACTGCTAAAGAAATTTGGATTGAAGGGAGATATGTTGGAGCTAAAAACCTTTATGATTATATAAATAATGAAGATTATATAGACAACGTAAATTATTGGGAAGTTGATCTTCTAAAGGAGGTAGAGTAATGATAACTGGCTTGGGCAAAAGATATTACTACATAGGTTCTGGTTATGAGAACAAAATGTATACCCTTAGAGATTACGTTTCCTATACTAATGGCGAAACTTCTAGTGAAAGCGATAGGCACATGTTAAACCTTTCTACTGATTATGAAGAGGCTTACAAAAAAGCCAAAATCTATGCCGAAAGGGATGATGTAACATTGCGTGCTTCTAAGGTTGATAATTTTGCACCTCTTGATCCAATCATTAGAAAAAGAAAAAGAAGCGCTGAGGAAATAGAAAAGGCTAAAATTGACTTGCAAATAGCAGTTGATGATTTTTTGCAAGCCAACCCGATCTTAGCACAGAACTTTGAAACTTATGGTGATGCAGATATTGAGGTGAAAAGAGAAATAGGTTTTGCTTTCTATGACATTAAAGACAAGCTTTATAAGTATGGCAATCTGTCTGAAGCACAAGTAGATTTTTGTCTTAAAATGGTAGACAGCTATATTACCAGAAAAGAAAATGCAAAAGTATGGGCAGAAGAAAAAGCTGATGCAGAGCCAGTACCTGTGACTGAAGAAAGAATACAATTTACTGGAGAGGTTATAAAAACTGCATGGAAAGATTACACTTTGCCTAACGGTATGCCAACAAGCTCACAAAAATGCACTGTTAAAGATGACAGAGGTTTTGTGGTTTGGGGTGGTAATGTAGGTGAAAAGGGTGACAGGGTTACTTTCATGGCTAGAGTAACCGTTTCAGACAATGACCCTAAATTTGGCTTTTACAAAAGACCTACCAAAATACAACAAATTGAAAAAGCTGGAGTAGAAAACAATGGCTAACAAACCAAAAAAAATAGAGAAGGAGAAAGAAATGCAAAATTTTATTTTTGAATCAAGAAGTGATACTTTTTTTGAATCAGATTACAACGATTATGGAATACGTTGTGAAATCACTGTTCTAGGTGAAGAAAAATATAGGGTTGAACTTATAGGTCTTGACTGCGAAGTGATTAAGTGTTTTACCTGTAAAACAACTGACGAATGTAAAACTGAAGCTTATGAAGAAGCTAAATTCCTGAAGGAAATGAATGAAGTGACTTGTGGTAATCTTACAGTAGATGATTACGAATTACATCATTCATGGTGTTATGCCCATACTTCAGACATAGAGCGACTTAAAGAGATTTGTTCTAAGTATGATGACAATAAACATAAATGCGAATTAGAAAGTGCCTATGAATATGAAGATGAAAACAAAATATTAGATAAAAAAATTCGTGAGGATAAGTGGCAAGCTGATTTTGAAAAAATGCTGTCTTCTAAAAACATAAAAGAAATGAAGGTAAATGTACTCAAAATGATTCAAGACCACAAAAAAAATTAATTATATGTTTCACGTGAAACATATCTAAAATATACAAATAAAACGAGGTATTTATGAAATTAAAAAAATTTAGTCACAGAGGTGGAATAGTGGGCAGAAGAACTAGAGCCTTAGAAAGATTAGAAAAAATTGTAGAACCAACTGAACTGCAACAATATCAAATTGTAATTTTAAAGAAAAAACTTCAAGTAAAATAACAAATCTAAATTTGCTAATTTGAAGCCCTAGTAGTATGATTTTACTACTAGGGTTTTTTTATTTTTGAACCTATTGACTGACCTAGCAGACAAGCCAAGACAATAGGGGAATTTCCAAAGGAGGAAATTATGGCAAACTCAACATTTAATGGACCAGTTAGGTCTGAAAACGGCTTTGAGCAGATTACTGTTACAGCCAAAACGGGAGCAGTTACCACAAATCTCGATATTGATAGCAGTGGTAATTTAGTTACCACAGGGTATGTGTCTTCTTACGATAATGTTGTATCTATTACTGATGCTACTTATACAGTCGCTACTACTCAATCTGGTGCAGTTTTTGACTTAAATCGTGCTGCTGGAATTGTAGTAACACTACCTAGTGCAGCAGCTGGTCTTAACTATACATTTATAGTTGGAACAACTTTCACAGGCGCAGGGCAAATTAATACTGGAGCTACAGATGATCTATATTCTGGTTTTGCTCATATATTTGACCCAGCAACTGCAACAGATATGAATACATTTATTCCTGACGCTAGTAATGATGATACTATTGATTTAGGATCAGCAGCACAAGGTTGGCTAGTAGGTGGAATTATCCGTTTGAAAGCAACATCAGCAGCAGTATGGCATTGTGAAGCATATCTTCATGGTGACGGTACACTAGCTACTCCATTTGAGTAAGGAGAATAAACGATGGCTGATACAGTAACTTCGCAAACAATACAAGATGGCGAAAGAGTAGCTGTTATGAGATTTACCAATGTCAGTGATGGCACAGGTGAATCTGCTGTAAAAAAAGTCGATGTTTCGGCTTTAAACAGCAACTCAGCTGGTGTCGCTTGTAGTTCAGTTGATATACAGAGAGTTTGGTGGGCAACCGTTGGAATGAGTCTCAAAATAGATTTTGATGCTTCAACCAATGTTTTGGCTATTAATCTCCCAGCAGATTCAACTGGTGATGAATACTATGATGATTTTGGAGCGATCCCTAATAACGCTGCTGCCAGTGGTTTTACAGGTGATTTAGATTTCACCACACTGGGTCATAGTAGTGGCGACACCTATATGGTAGTGCTAAAATTAATCAAGAAATATGGTTAATACTACATAATTGAGTAGCCTGTTTCTCGAGGCAGGCTACTTAAATTACAGGAGAAAAATTGGCAACATCAAATAGTAAAAACTTTGAACCTGACGTTGGCGAATTTGTAGAAGAAGCCTTTGAGCGTTGTGGTTTAGAGCTTCGTACAGGGTATGATCTTAAAACTTCACAAAGAAGTCTTAACCTTTTATTGGCAGAATGGTCTAACAGAGGTCTAAATCAATGGACCATTACACAGAAAACTGTTGCTATGGTTAATGGGACTTCGGCTTATAACATTGATTCTACTAACTCTACAGCTCCAATCGATGTTTTAGACTGTTTTATAAGAGAAACAGTTAATAGCAAAGATTCTGATATGTCAGTTACTAGAATAAGCAGGGCTCAATACGCAGCTATACCAAATAAAGGTGATACTGGTAAACCTAATCAATTTTTTGTAGACAAACAATTAACACCAACCGTTACGGTTTATCCGACCCCAGATAAATCAAGCACCTACACACTCTATATGAATGTATTAACAAGGATGGATGATGCAGATGTAGGTGCTAACACAATGGATATGCCGTATCGGTTCTATCCGTGCCTAGCAGCTGGCTTGGCATATTACATTTCATTAAAAAAGGCTCCAGAAAGAACGGCTATGCTCAAACAACTTTATGAAGAGGAGTTTCAAAGAGCAATGACACAAGACGAAGAAAGAGCGTCTTTTCATATTAGCCCTGATCTTAGGAGTTACGATATAGCTTAATGTCTACCTACGCAAGCAACAAGAACGCATACGGTATCTGTGATGTAACAGGTTTTCGCTATAAGCTAAAAGACATGAAAAGGACTTGGAATGGTCTTATCGTTGGTCCAGACCAGTTTGATCCTAAGCATCCTCAATTAGACCCCAGAATACCTCCAGTTGATGGCGAAGCCATAAAAGATGCTAGACCAGACACAAGTGACGATAATAACTTTTTTACAGTTTACACAAACGTAGGTTTAGGTAAATTGGGCAAACAACTAACCACCTACGAGATTGCCTGTGAGGTTGGTTCTGTTAATATAACAACAACATGAGTTTTACATACAGCACATTAAAAACAGCTATAGGTGATTATTTAGAGTCAAGCGAGTCTACGTTTACAACAAATTTGCCTACTTTTATAACTGAGTCTGAAGATAGAATTTTAAGCCTTGTAGAGCTTCCAGATCAAAGAAAGAACGTAACTGGTACTACTTCTGCTAGTAACAGGTTTTTATCCTGTCCTAACGACTTTTTGGCTCCTATGAGCCTTGCTGTAGTGTCCAGCAATACATATACCTATTTAGACCTAAAACACGCTTCATTTTTGAAAGCATACAGCCCCACAACAACGGTGGAAGGTCAACCTAAATATTATTCAATTTACAGTCAAGAATCTTTTGCACTTGCTCCTGTACCCGATGCAATTTATACAGTAGAATTACATTACTTATATAAACCAGCTTCGATTACGAATGGTAGTGACAGTGGAACAACAGTTCTTGCAACAGATTATCCTGATGCCTTGCTATATGGTAGCTTGGTCGAGGGCGCAATTTTTCTTAAAGAACCATCCGATGTTATTGCCAATTTTGAAGCAAGATTCAAAGAGGCAATAATGAGAATAAAAAACACTTCAGAAGGAAGGGCGACAAGAGACGAATACAGATACGATAGTATTAGACAAAGAGTATCGTAATGAATCCCATTAAATCGCTAGAAGGCAAGCGAGTTGCCTTATTAGGTCTTGGCATATCACAAATAGATTTTGTCATAGGCATGGAGAACGGGAAGCAATGGGATGAGGTCTGGGGCATTAACTCAGCAGCTGGTGTCTTTAATTGTGACCGTTTATTTATGATGGACCCAGCTAGTCGTTTCTTTGATACAAATGATGCTGGCAAACAAACTTCGGTAATGACAAGGATATTACCAAAGCTAAAGATACCTATATATACATGTGAATTAGACAAACGTGTACCAAAGGCAGTTGAATATCCTTTAGAAGAGGTCGCCAATTATGCTAAGTGCGCTTATTTTAACAACACAGTGGCTTATGCTTTAGGTTTTGCTATGTGGAATAAAGTAAGTGCCATTGATCTTTTTGGTATAGATTTTTCTTATCGAAATGACTTACACTTTGCTGAAGCTGGTAGAGCTTGCGTAGAATTTTGGTTATGTAAATTGATGGAAAATGACATTACTGTAGGTGTTAGCCCTAGATCAACTGTATTAGATGCAGACGTTCCAGCAACTGAAAGGCTTTATGGCTACCATCGTTTAGACAGACCTTTAATAGCTGTGCCCCACAAAGAGAAGTGGATTATTAAACCTTATGATGAAATTGATGACGAATTGGCTAAACATGATTTACAATTACATCAAGAAGAAAAACCACCAGAACCATATAAAGGCTGATGAGCGATAGTTTTTTAGAAATAGGCAATGTAAGCGTTCATACTACCCACAACAAGGGTCACGATCCTGAGTTTTGGGCTGAAACAATAACCAAAAAAATAGTTGATGTGTCTTCTAATGCACCCGACCATGTTAGACAACAGGCTTTAGCTTTCCAAAATCATATTTATACTATAATATTAAATGGAATGAAAAGTGCCATAGAATCTGATAGAGTAACTATTAGAGGACTTTTGAGTAGTCAAGGTCACGAAGACATGGCAAAAATTATTAAGGAGCTATAAAAAATGGCAATTACATCAGCAATATGTTCGAGTTTTAAACAAGAACTTCTAGTAGAGGGGCACAATTTAACAAATGGAGCTGACTCTATAAAATTGGCTTTGTATACCAGTTCAGCAACTTTGGGTGCGTCTACAACTGCTTATACAACAACGGGACAGTCCAGTGGTACTAACTATACGGCTGGGGGTTCAACTCTTACCAATGTAACACCAGCACTTTCAGGAACTACAGCAGTTTGTGATTTTGCAGATTTAACATTTGGTACAGCTACTGTTACAGCAAGAGGTTGTTTGCTTTATAACAGCACTAACTCGAATAAAGCTATATGTGCGATTGACTTCGGTGGAGATAAGACATCTACAGCTGGAGATTTCACTGTGGTATTCCCAAGTGCTACGGCAACGGGTGCAATCATTCGTTTGGCGTAATTTCAGGAGTTTATGGTAAACTTTTATGATATAAGAGAGTTTACTTATGCCTTTAGCTAAATTTAACTTCAAACCCGGTGTCAATAAGGAAGAAACCGACTATTCCAATGAGGGTGGTTGGGTTGACGCTAATTTAGTTCGTTTTAGAAAAAGCCGTGTAGAAAAGATAGGAGGCTGGATCAAGGCTTCTGCTGATGCTTTTTACGGTATAGCAAGAGCTATGCACCAATGGGTTAGCTTAGGTGGAACTAGATACCTAGGGCTAGGAACCACCTCAAAATATTATATAGAATCTGGTGGAACATTTAATGACGTAACACCAATAAGAGCCACAACCACTAATGGCATAACTTTTTCTGCTACAAATGGTTCTTCTACAATAACTGCAACAGATTCAAGCCACGGAGCTGTGGAAGGAGATTGGGTAACTATAAGTGGTTCTGCTAGTTTGGGTGGCAATGTAACTGCTGCTGTGCTGAATCAAGAATATCAAATTTTATCTGTAGCAGATGCTAATACATTTACCTTTACAGCAAAAGATACTTCTGGTGATACTGTCACTGCTAATGCTAGTGATAGTGGAAACGGTGGTTCTGGTGTAGATGGCGTTTATCAAATAAATTCAGGTCTTGATGATTATGTGCAGGGCTCAGGTTGGGGTGCTGGGGCTTGGGGCTCTGGTACTTTTGGATCAGTAACCACGCTTTCCTCTACAAATCAGTTGCGTTTATGGTCACACGATAATTTTGGAGAAGACCTTATTATTAATCCTAGGGGTGGAGGTATATATAGGTGGGTAGAGAATGATGGGCTAACAACTAGAGCCGTTAGTTTATCAGGAACTACTGGTGCCAATCTTGTGCCTACAGTTGGTTTACAGGTGTTAACGTCTGAAACTGATAGACATTTAATAGTTTTAGGAGCTGATCCATTGTCTAGTGGTTCAAGAACTGGCTCTATTGACCCTATGTTTATAGCCTTTTCAGATCAAGAAAACGCTTTAGAATTTGAACCAAAATCAACAAATACTGCTGGTTCTTTACGTCTATCAAGTGGTTCACAGATAATAGGGGGCTTAAAATCAAGGCAAGAAATATTAATTTGGACTGACACAAGCATTTACAGTATGAATTTTATAGGACCACCTTTGATATTCTCGGTGAATCTTATCAACGAAGGTGCTGGTTTGATAGGTCCTAAAGCCTTTGTTAACTCTCCGACAGGTGTGTTTTTTATGAGCAAACAGGGCTTCTATTTCTATAACGGAGCGATTACACAATTACCAAGCTCTGTACAAGAATACGTCTTTGACGACTTAGATCAGTCTCAAGCACATAAGTGCCATTGTGCTCTAAACTCGGAGTTCTCAGAAGTTTGGTTTTTCTATCCTTCGATAGAAGACAATACTAGAGAAATATCAAGATATGTGATTTATAATTACAAAGAAAATATTTGGAGTATAGGCTCTATGGTTAGATATGCTTGGCTAGATGCTGGTATACAAAACAAACCACAAGCAACTGGCGTGTCGTCTGATTCTTACTATTTATACAACCATGAATCGGGTCACAACAATGATGCCGACCCTATGGACAATGTGTTTATAGAATCTGCTGATTTAGATTTAAGTGACGGCGATCAGTATGCTTTTATAAAAAGAATCATTCCAGACATACAGTTTACCAACGACACGGGAACTTCACAGGATGGGGCAGTCAATATAGTATTAAAAATTAGAGATTTTAATGGCGAAAACCTTGCTACTAACAGTACCAACAAAGTTACTTCAACTTCAAAACAAAGCCATGTTAGGGCTAGAGGTCGTCAATTTGTAATACGCTTTGAATCTGATGATGACAATGATGATGGAGACCGTAAGAGTTATAAGTGGCGATTGGGCAGCACAAGACTTGATATACAGCCTTCAGGGAGACGTTAAACTTGAGTAAATTGCTTGAAACTAGACTGCCTTTAGCAGAAGGAGTTGAGTTAACGCCAGAGCTATTTAACCGTTTAGTTCGTATTTTAGAGATAAACCTAGGAAGAATAGACCCAGACAAAACAGCAAGTTTTAACTCTACAGAAATTTCTGAATTGCAATTTGCTACAGGTTCTATAATATTTAACACAACAACTGAGATACATCAGGCGTTTGATGGAAACCAGTTTAGAGATTTATACACCCATCAGACGTATTTGACGGGTCTTGGTGCTACAATGAGTATAGGGAGCGTTACAATAACGATAAGTTAATATGGCTATAAGTGAAGAACTACAAAGAAGAATCGATAATTTAACAGGCGTAAAAGCTACTCCTAGGGGTTTTACTGATAGAGATTTACAGCGTGAAGCAGAAGGTAATGCACTTTCTGAACGAGACTTGGATTTAGCTCAGAGCTTATTATCATCCCCTAATACACCACCTTTGGGTGTAATGGATAACGATTTACGAGAAACGATTGAAGCTTTGGAAATGGAGTTACTAAAAACCAACGACCCAGAAGAACGAGATATTCTTAGTAACATGATAGAAAACACAGCCATTAAAGTTAATGCACCTTATCGTTCTTTAATGGAACAATTATCCATGACGGGTGGTGAAGATGACATGATGGCTCATGTCAGGTCAGGAGACATAAATGTTTCTCGTGAGATGGTAGAAAACAATCCAGCCTTAGAAGATATGATAGAACAGGCTGCTATTGAAGTTGGTATAGACCCAGAAAGCATGGTTTATGGTAGTGGTATTGCTGCATTAAATGAATCGACAGGAATAGAACAACACGGTTTCTTAAAGAAACTGGGCAAAGGTCTTAAAAAGGTAGTTAAGAAGGTAGCGCCCATAGCTGCATTTATACCCGGTGTTGGTACAGCATTAGGTGGTGTTTTAGGTGGTATAGGTGGCTTGGCTACAAGAATACCGGGAATTGGTGGTGCATTAGGTAGTTTAGGAAGCACTGTAGCTGGAGGTATAGCAAATCTAGGTATACCCGGCATTTCTTCAATAGCTGGTGGAACGGCTGGTGGATTTGGGGGAATACAAAAAGCACTAACCACAAAGGCTGGTTTATTTGGTGGTGGTCCACTTGCAAAGTTAATGGACGCTCCACAGTATTATGCTGGAGGACCGGGCTCTGATGCAGAGTCTATTGCTAAACGAAAAGTTAAAGAACAAATGGAAGCTGCAAGAGCTCAAGCAGTAGCAAGTGGTGATAAAGATGCTGTTGCTAAAATTGACGCTTATCTTAATGACCCAGCAAATCAAGTAGCCCAACTTGGTCCCTTTGGAGGAACTTTGGGTCCTAGATTGTTTGGAACAGGTCAACAACAACAGTTGTATGACGCACAAGGTAATCCAGTCCAACAAAGAGGTGGAGTTTTGAGTAATATTTTTGGTGGTGGTCAAGGTGGTGGACTTGGTGGTTTGGCTTCATTAGGAATAGCTGGTGGATTAGCTGGAACTTTAGGTAAATTAGCTTATGAAGAAACCAAAAAAGATAAAGGGGTTCCATTGTCTCCCGTTGTGGCAATGGACGCTACTGGTAGATATAACTTAGAAGCAGAAATGGCTAGAAGAATGGGACAACAAGCACCAAACCCAGCAGAGTTTGGTTTGTTACCAGCTAATACTTTTCCAGTGCTTAGTGGTGGCAAGCCCAGAGAAGTGATGGCTGCTGCTGGTGGTGGGGCTGTTTATCCTATGGCTTATGCTGAAGGTGGCACCGTGTCGATGGAAGATTTTGAAAGAATGAATGGACAGATTAATGGTGAAGGCACTGAAACCAGTGATGATGTGCCAGCCATGTTGTCAGATGGTGAGTTTGTTATGACAGGACAGGCTGTTAGAGGTGCTGGCACTTATGATATGAAAAATAATAGTGGCATATTAACTTTAATACCGTCAGGTTCTCCAAGCAGAGATGGTGGCACAGATTTAATGTATAAACTTATGGAGGCTTTTAGCAGTCAAGCAAGACCAGCTTAAAAAAACAATATGAGCTTTTTAGATAATATTAGAGGCATAAGAAGTAATTTGCAAAAGCAAATGCCTGAAAATAGAAGTATGCCAACTATGAGAGCGTTTCCACAACCAGCAGTTAATCCTGTAAGTGGAGGAATTGGACCAATTTTGCCCATGCAATCAATAACTTTGCCGAATGGACAAACAGTACAAATACCTAAAATTAACGAACAAGAGATAAGTGCTAACTTACGGTCTGCTGGTATAACACCACAGATGCCTTTGCCAAATATAGTTCCACAAACGGTTCCTCAACAAACACCTACAACTATGGCTGCTACACCACCAATGGCTGCTACACCAGCTGTAACAACACCAGCTGTAACAACACCAGCTGTAACAACACCAGCTGTAACAACACCAGCTGTAACAACACCAGCTGTAGAACAACCTTTAGCTCCATATACAGGTGCTGGATATAATGCTTTTGGTGAATCGCCTTATGTAAGCAGCGTATTAAGAAACGAAACAGGATTAGATGCTATCACTAAACAAATGTTATTTGGTTTAGATGGACAAGGTGGATTTATACCGGGAGCCATGCAAGCAGCAGAAAAAACATTTTTTAATCCAGACGGAACTCCAAGAGTTGTAGACGAAAGAAGAGCTGAACTTACACCAGATCAAATAGCTGCTATGGATTTAGCAAGAAGAAACGTAGGTGGGCAGGAACGCTTTTTAAGTGGCGCTGAGGGCGCTTTTCGTGGAGGGGTAGATGAGGTAGGGCAAGGCATAGAAAGAGGCAGAGCGTTGCAAAGAGAGGGCTTAGGAGCCCTACAAACAGGTATTGGTGCTTTGGGTTCTCGTTTAGGTGAATCAGAGAACTTATTGAGAAGAGCAACGGGTGCTTATGACCCATCAATGACTGACCAATTTTATAACCCTTATGAAGATCGTGTCGTTCAACAAACCATAGAAGATATATTGGAAGCTGGTGATAAACAAGACATGGCACAAAGGGCTAGAGATATACAAACAGGTGGTGAGTCAGCGTTTGGCTCCAGAGCTCGTTTGGGTGCTTCTGAGAGAAGAGAAGCATTAGGAAGGGGTCTGGCTGAGGCTTTAGGTGGAATTAGGTCAAGAGGCTTCTCAGAGGCTCAACAAACAGGTCTAGGTGAATTTGCAAGACAAAAAGCAGCAGAAAGACAAGCAGCAGCTGGTCTGGCTGGTCTAGCTGGTACTAGATTTGGAGCGACCCAGACTGGTGCTGGGGCATTAAGCAACCTAGGCAATATAGAAGCGCAGTACGGTGCTGACGCAGCTAGGGCTATGTTTGGTCTTGGAAGCAATTTACAAGGGCTAGGACAACAAGCACAACAATCTGGTGCGTTTGACGTTAATCAGTTGTTATCTTCTGGTAATATCCAACAAGCACAAAGTCAGGCTGAATTAGACGCAGCTAGAGCAAATGCTATACAGGCACAACAAGCACCGTTGGCACAATACCAAGCGTTAGCTCCTTTTGTTAGTATGGCACCAGCTGGTAGCTTCCAGACTTCTACAACTTTTGCACCAAGACCAAGTCCCTTACAGTCTGGATTGGGCGTTGGTTTAAGTACCTTGGGCGCTATGGGTAACTTCCTTACTCAAGGTGGGGGGCAAAGATAATGGCTATAAGCAGAGCTCAAATACCTAAAGAAATAAACGTATTTGACGATGGTGGTGGTGTAAACACAACAAGCGTTGATAATAGTATGGCAGATTTAGGTGCTTTAATGATGGACCGTTTTCAACCTAATTTTGAGCAAAATGTACAAAAATACCAAGAGCGTTTATCTCCTTACATGTACGAAGCTCCCAGAATGAATATCTACGATTTGGCTTCTGAGTTAGGTGCTGGTCTTTTGTCTACACCTAATACTGGTGGAGCGTCTGCCTTTACGGGTTTAGGGGTTGGTTTTAATAGGGCTTCTGAAAGAATGAAAGCAGACAGAAGACAAAGGGCAGAAGCTAGGCAACAAGCTGGATTACAGGCTGCTCAACTAGCTATGCAAGATGAACAAAAAGCTAATGAATATTTAAACCAAGTGTATTTAAAATTGTTGGGTGATTCAAATAAAGAGATTAAAGCCAACACTTTAAGTTATATAGATCAAGAAAGTGGTGAGAGGGTTGAAAGAACTTTTGATACAACTGACCCGTTATACAAAGAAATTCTGCGTAACCCTGATAAATACCAAGCTGCTGAAATTAAAACTCCTTTGGTTGACATGAGTGGCACAGGAAATCAATACGATAAATTAAATGACCTCACAGCTGGACAAATATCAGATAGGCAAACTGGATGGGCAAATGATGCTGATGCAGCTTATGCTGTTAAAGAAAAAGCAGATTACGCTAGAAAAGTAGCCATAGATTTGGGTCCAGATAATTTTGGGCAACTTCAACTTTGGAGTATGGGTTTAAAAAATGTTGCAGTAAGTTTGGGCATGGATGGATTGGTTGATGAAACAGTATTGGCAGACCAAGAATTAGTAAACCAAATAGGCACAGGTTTTGTGATGTCATTAATTGGGCAAACTAAAGGGGCTATTTCTGAAAAAGAAATGGATTTGTTTGCAAGAGCATCACCGGGACTTGGTTCTACTTATGGTGGTTTTATGAAGATGCTAGATTATTTAGAGAGGATAGCTGAAAGGTCAATAAAATTAGATTTAGATTGGGCTAATGAATCAGCCCAGTTACAAGATGAAGGAAAGTCTTTAGACCAAATTAGAGCAAGACAAAGCCAATTTAGAGCTGAGTGGTTAGAGAAACATCCTTTGTTTACAGAAGAAGAGTTGGTGGCTGACATTGACCCATTTGTAGACAGAAATGGAAAGATTAAAGACCCTAAACATCAAGATATTTATAGCTCTGTTACTGGAAGACATTTGAACATAAGCAACATGCCAGTAGAAGTTCCCCCTGATGTAGCAAAGGACATTGCTGGAGTGCCTGATGGAGCAGTATATCAAGGAACTTATAAGGGAATAGATTATTACAAAGATGCTCAAGGCAAAATGTATACAGCAGAAAAATAATGCCAGAACTAACAGAAGAAGAACTAAAAGAGTATGAAAATGCTTTAGCAAGAGGAGATGTACGAAGACCTGAAGAGATAAAGCAAGATGCTACAGAAACCAGTGGTCTTTATGATGCTATTCTATCTGGATTAAGTAATGATGAAACTGCTCGACTTCGTTGGGTGGCTTCTAAAAGATTTCCAGAAGCTGAAGGTAAAGGTATAGACCCAGTAGATTATTATTATGTTGATGAAGATGGTGACGTAGCATATATGGACCCTATAAGTGGCAAACACAAAAAGGAATTTCAAGAATATGATTTGTTTGGCTTTGGAATGGATGCAGAAGATGTTGGTGGTTCAGTATTTCCAACCCTACAGTTTGTTTCTGAAGTTGTAGGTGGCGTAGGTGGATTAATTGGTGGTGGCTTAACTTTTGGATTGCCCGGTGCAGTAGGAGGTGGAGTAGGTGGTACAGCTGCTGCTGGTGGTACTATGTATGGAGTGAGGGCTGGTTTATCTCAAATGCTTGATGGACCTGAAATGAACACTCATAAAATGACTAAAGATTTAGCGTGGTCTAGTGCTTTTGGAGGTATACCATTTGGTGCACCAGCAAAAGCCTTTCCACAATTTGCTCAGGGTCTTGTAACTAAGTTTCCCGGTGTTGATGGCAGAAAACAATTACAAATTCTACTTTCAGAAGGTGGCGAATCAGTAGAGGAAAAAATAGCTTTTGCTCAAAATAAATTTGGCGTGACATTAACTCGACCTGAAGCACAAATGCTTGCTAGTAGGGGAACTCAGATACAATATTATTTAGCCAAACAGCCTAATTCACAAAAGTTATGGGATTTTTACCACAACAGGAATATACAGGTTCAAAATATAGCTGATGAATTTTTTACTGAAATCCAGACTGGAAAATATGCTAGAGAGGGCGTAAAAAACAAACTAACAGGTAAAGGAAGTTTGGATGCTCCACTTGATGTTGCAAAAGCATCCGATTCAGTTCTTAAAAAACTAGCCCTAAAAAGACAAGAAAGAGCTGGCAAAATATACGATGATGCTTTTGGTATGCCTGATGTAAAAATAGATGTATCTGATTTGGTTAAAAGTTTGGATGACAAATTAGCTGATAAAAACATTAAAGGTAAATTGCGCAAATCCTTGGAAGCAGTTAAAGAATCTTTAATAGATCAAAACACAAAGCAATTAAAAAACACTACAGAAGGTTTGCACAACAGCCTTTCACAAGACTTTAGACCATTAATAGAAAGTTTAACCAAAGACAATCAACAGTTTATTAAACGAGAAGTTTCAAGAATAAGGGAACAGGTATCAGGCAGGTTAAAAGAAGCCAATCCTTTATATAAACAGGCAACTGAAGTATATGACCCCACTAAGGGGCATTTACAAGTTTTAGAGAGAAGTATTATAAATGCTTTGGCTAAGTCTGTTGAAAAAGGTGGTGCTCAAACAGCCAATATGGCAAATAGATTATTTAAAGGAACTGCTAGTCCAAAAGAAATCAGAAATTTAAAAAGGCTTATTCAAACAGAAGACCCACAAGCATGGCAAAATCTAAAAGGAGCTTGGTTGCAAACTCAGTTTGATGATGCTGTAACAGGAACTACAAATGTATTGGGAGCTAATAATAAGTTTCTAGCAAGCATTGGCATTAGAAATGTTGACACTGCATTTCCAAGACTTAATCCTTCTGGAAATCTTACAGCCTCTGAGCTTGAACTATTAGGTCCAGAAATTGCCAAAGTAACAGCTAGAGGCAGAAAAGCAAAAGTTTGGGAGGCTATATTAGAGCCTGATGAATTAGATAACTTTGTTGACTTAATGGATTTAATGCAAGCTGTTAGTTATATATCAACTCGCTCTGGCTCGCCAACACAAAGTTTACAATCTTTAGCAAAAATTATAAACGAAGAAGGAGCTACGGGTTTAGGAAAAATTAAACAATATGGCGTTGGTATTTTTAATATAGTACCAAGATTAATAAACAGAGGATTTGATGATGTGTCGCAAAACATTTTAAACACACAAAAGGAAGTTTATGAAGACGCTTTAATTGAAGCATTAATTAACCCTAAAAAAGCAGTGCAATTACGCCAATATTTAGACTCAATAAAGCCAAACACTTATCTTGCAACACAGGCATTTATGAGAGGTGGTTTGGAGTCTTTAGAAAATATTACGACTTCGATAGACGAGAGAAACAAAGCTATTGCTGAAGAACAGGAAGAATATAGGGGCGAAAAATTAAAAGAAGAGTATGAACAGCAACAACTGCAACAGAGTAACTTAGAAAACCTACAAGGCTCTATAAACAATTTTCAGATGCCTCAGTTAAATGCACCTTTGTTTGAAGCAGAATCTGGTTTAGAGCCTACAGAAATATTGTCCCCAACCATCATTCCAGATGAAAGAGATAGAGAGATCGCTATGAGGAGACAGCTAGGTATCGCTGGGCTGGTCTAAGATTTCGTCTGTGGTGGCTTCAATCATTGCACCGTTCACATTAAAATCCATTTCATAACCCATTACGGTTTTACCGTCTACGTTGAAAACAACATTGCGAGACATCAGCCTAAGCAGCGCTGTTTGATGATGTAGAGTCAAACGACCATACAGCTCCACTATTTCACTAGGGTGCTCTATTTGATAAGAAACAGGAACCTGCTTCTTTCTAAATAATTTTCCAAGCATTACGCAAACTCTCGGTCAGCTACACTTTTGTTGATCTTTCCGTGAGCAGCTTCTATTAATATCTTCAGCTGGTCAATCTTTGATCGCCTTTGGTCGTTGCAAATGTCTTGCAACATATTATAAGTGTCAACGTCCACTGCTAGGCTTTTACGTCCTTTTGGATATTTTATTTCCTTTTCTGTGTCTACATTTTCATTCATGTCGGTAGCATTGTATAGAAAGATACAGATATTTACAACATTTTATAGTATAAAAATTAATTAAATATATTTGTATAAATATGTATACATTTGTATAAAAAAGTGTATAATAAATATGTGGTGATAATTAAAAACAAAAAAGAAGGGGGTAAAAATGGTTAGAGTTATGAATTATTTAGAAAGACACAGTATTAGTGTTGCCATGATAAACATGGTAGCTAGTATTTATATAGCTGAAGCAGTAATCAACTTTGTTGCTTACATATTAAAAATAGTGGGGGTAGCGTAATGGGAACTACAGTAGATTTTATTAGAAGTAAGGATAGACCAAACCCTGTAAAGGTGGCAGAGAAATCTTTAAATAGAGTGGAAGGCTGGAAGGTTTTAGCCAGCAATAAAGAGTATGTTGGTAAAGACTTTGGTTTTTATCAG